ATGGATAACGAAATTATTATTAAGCGTGAAAATTATCTAAACCAGATAAAACAGGCTGAACAATTTTTTTGTCATAATATTGAAGATCATTTCACTCTCTCTGACCATCGATTCAGCGATGCTGATGGCTTAGTTCAATTTGTTATTGCATCACAACTCAATGATAAATCGAATGTTATGAAGAAGATGGACGATATAAAAAAAACTCAGATAGCCCTTTCTTCTATTGCGACTGATTATATTATCCGATACTCCGATACCCGTGGCCGACAGTACAGAACAGATGTCCAGTTCTGGGGTGATATTATGGGAAAGTTGCCATTAATGAGCGTCAGAAATATTGAAAAGCAAACATATCAACATGTTATGAAAGGTTTTTCTATCGCAACCAATTTATTACAGCTGATCATGGATATCGTTGTTAATAATAACATTAAATTCATCTCATTGTTTTTATTGGTAAAATATAGTAAAAATAAATCCAATTGTCCTGTATATTGTCCTGTTTATCAAAAACACCTAACTTTAGAGCAATATTTCAGCAGTTCGATCTTAGCATGATGTCATGTGTTTTATGGAGTTCTTTGCATCATATATATAGAAGGAAATTCAACCTATTTTTTACCGTGCCTTGAACAGATGACTTTATCGACAAGAGTAGCATTTCCATTAATTAATTGCTTTATGCGGCGTTATCGTTCGTGTGTCGTTATCAGAGACAAAAAAACGACACAGATAGCAGCCAAACTTCCAAGCATGCTATCTGTGATTTCCTTTCAATGCCTGTCAAAAATATGCTCTATCACGCCCTGCTACACTTCCATTACCAAATACCAACTAAGAACTTATAACCATGTTAGATAATAAGAACAATTTTCTTCTATGGTTGCTGATATATTACCGTTGCTATCTGCTGCTGTAGAAATAATTATTCCTCCTGCATTATCGTCCACTATCCTACACTTATATGAACCGTTAAATTTAAACAGAAACACATCAACATACGCTACTGTATTAAAGTTAATTGCTGTAATTCTATAAGTGTTTGTAGGTCTTTTGCTGTTTTCGGATGTGTTATTTATATTCTGAACCGTGAAATTAACTAATTTCTGATTTGTTGTTGAACCACTGTCGATTACTGTTCCTGACTTTTTAAATAGAGCTTTCTGTTTTACTGTTTTAATATCTATATTTGTAGAACCACTATCGTTTTTGATATCATTTATATTATCAATCTCTAATTTAATTATGTTGTCTGTTACATAGATATTATTGGCTTGCACATCCTCAAGATATAAACAATCTATTAAAGATACACACCCCTTTAAATCCCTATTAAGCTTGCTTGATTCTACGGCGTGGATATTATCTAAAGTTAATTTTGTTATTGAACCGAAACCCCCAACTTTATTATTAATGGATATTAAGTTAACAACCTGCTCACCTTTTATATTTCTAAAAGTGAGATTGTGTATAGAACCGTAATCACCAACGTGGTCCAATGTACCATTCTCTATTTTTATTAGCGCTGCTCTATCATCATAAATAGATGGCGTTATCTTTCTCCAGTACCCCAATAGCGGATCTATCACGTATGGGCAATCGTACTGACCTGAATTATTTCCTATCACATCATCAAATACCACCATTACCCTAACATGTTTGAAGCCCAACCCTCCTAACCTATTATTATCAGCTTTTATCCTATTGAATGTTAGGTATTCTACTGGTGAATCTATTTCATCATGAGCGTCAACGTATAAACCATACCCATTGTTTGCATAAAGATTGAGACCGCTAGGTGACGATATTTCAAAACCAGCCCTAAATAATATGCCATGACTCCCGCATCCAACTACAGAAATGTTATTAAGCTCAGATCTAACTCCTTCGTATCCTTCAGGAACTCCTGAATCAATGCCTATTTGATTCTTTGCCCGATGATTTCCAAGAACACCGATACCGCTGAGCTTAAACTCTTCATCGTATTTTTTTACAAGGATAGAAATATCTTTATCTGAGCATACTAAACATCCTGTAGCAATTGAAGACATATCAAACCATGTTTTATTTAATCCTTCGTCATAGTTATAAAAGTACGTCCAATTGGCTGATTTACTTCCATCAATGAAGTTTATTTTATCTTCTCTGCGCCCGTAATATGGATCAGCAAATCCTGCCTTTCCTGATTCTGATATGATATTTAAATTGCCAACTTTACACGATTTAGTTACATAGATAGGAGCATCTGGCAATACCATTGCGTAACCGTAGTGCTTGCAAAACAGATAGCATAGCTCCCATGCTTCACTACAATCTGTAGCATTAATTCCTTTCTCAACTAAATCTGCTTTTGCCCCAAAATTACGAATATCATTCACTGGATACCCGTTGAGCATACCAACACACACCCAGTTAGTCTGAACATTTTCCTTTTCAGTAACAACGTGTTCGACATCCAGATGGTAGGCATAATATTTACCATCCAATAAAAGCACGTCAAATTTGGATTTTACTACCGAACCTTTCCTAAAATTACCTGCTCGTTTAAAAATTCCTAAACTGTAACCACTGTAAACTGAACCGCTGAACGATGATCCGACTAACTTATCTATACCGTTATCTTTCAATTTTTCATTGAACTGCTCAGGATCGTACTTCAGTACGTTAGGATAATAGAACTGCTGCACCCCATAAGAATCATACACCGCTATTGAGTGTCCTTGCTCGGTAACGAATTTAGCAATCTGCCCGTTATAAACAAGGTATCCGGCCGGATTGATACTCAGTGGTTGCGGTACAGAAATATACGTTCCATCCTCAAGCTCAAGATAAACCTGAATCTGGTTCCCAGATATAGACGGATCGGTATCTATTTTGCCTATGTAAATATTGCCATTAGGATACGCATTGAATGAATGGCCTATAGTGAGTAATTTAGATAAATCTAAAATAGTATTTTTTAATTCTGGCATATATATCACTCCAAATAAAATAGCGACACTCCTACATATTGACTCTTGGTTTTTGCAGGAAATATAATATTATTGATAAATAGAAATCATTAATTACTAAAAACCCATGTGAAAAATATAATTGATATCTTAACTAACCTAAATCACAATCCTTAACCCATAATAAAACTAATCGAATAAAATTATTTTTTAATTAATTGTAGTTGTGTAATTTTCTATACATTCATTTTTATCAATGGCCATATAAATTTTATTAATTCCCCGCCTGTCATTTTATGTCATTCTGCCAAAAAAACATGCTCCCTATCAAATATTAGTCAAGCCGTACTTTCCCGTATTGATGAACCCTTTTATTGATGTTCACCGGCGGAGAAGTCTCCCACCGCCTTCATGTTATTTAGCAATGTGTATTGTTGATTAGATGAGGGAATAAATATGCAAGATAAAAAACCTGATGTACCTGTCTCAGGCGAGAGTAATCTCGTGATCGTTGCAACACCGGAATATGTCAAAGAAGCTATTGCAGAACATGCTGCAAGCCGTAATCATCCATATGCAACCCAGACAGAGCCGGGATTTGTTACACTAAATAATGATGCAAACAGTGATAGTGAGATAACCGCTGCAACATCTAAATCTGTTAAAAAAGCATATGATTTAGCCAATAGCGCCAATCAAAATGCCAGCAGTGCAAATGATAATGCCAATACTCGCTTGTCTAAAGATCGGAACGGGGCTGATATTCCTGACAAGACTAATTTTTTAAAAAATATTGGGTTAGGTGAAACAGCAAATGTCCGATTTAATGATGTTTACGCCAACGTTTTGCATAGTTCAATCCTCAACCTGACCGGCAATGTATCGGGTGTCCAATTTTATTCACCGGATGGTTCTGGAAGACGGCGCAGAATAGAAAGGGCATTAGACTCTGATCCGGTGATGTTTAGATTCATTGATCGGGCAGGAGACGCTGAAAATAATCGAAATATTGCTGTCATAGAGATGCCCAGAGTTACGTATGGTCAGGTGTTGGTATTGAGAGGAAACTGTATAAATGACCCCAATGGCTACATACGGATAGCCTCCCCTATCATCGAAATTTTCTCTTCTGGCGCATTCACCACCAACGATGAATCCGAAGGGACTACTGTTGAATATTTATCAAAAGGTACATATCTAATTAAAGGTGTTAAAGGATTCAGTCATGATGGAACTGTAAATAACATCGATATCCCACGCTGTCAGAACGATCTGCCAATGGTTTGGGTCAACCATGAAGTTCTACCTGATGGTTCCATCAAATTAATGACCTACCACCGTGAACACTCAGATGCCCCTGTTTTCGCCAGAAATATACGTGAAGGTTACGCTGACGGTGATTTAATCGATATTCCTGATGGCAGATTTATTTCTGTTCGGGTGCAAATGCCTGACACTAAATAGTCACAATCTTAATTCTTCTATCGCTTTCAAAATATAATTTGGAGGTAATACTATGTATGATTGGTCTGGAACTGTTTCTGGAAAACTTCAACAGGGTCAACCCACTGGACTAATACTCCACAAAGGGGATGTAATCTCTGTGACTGCTTCGGGATGGGTTCAGTATTCTCTTGATAATATACCCAATCCTTGGTCTGCCCCTCAAGGCGTACCTCCTCATCCTCCCGGAGGGGGATTAATCGCAAAGATTGGCGATAACACCTATGAAATTGGCAATGGAGTACTTCACAGGACAGTTCCCACAGAGGGTGAATTAACCCTTATATTTTTAGATACCTATTATGAAGATAATTCAGGTGCCTTTGACGTCAACGTTAAAATAGAGTCACGTTATTCGCCTCTCCAAGAAATAAAATAAATAACCAAAATGCTAACCCGCAATTTTTTGCGGGTTCATCATTTCGCTGACTTCACTCCACCGGTTCAGCCTGATCAATATCAGTCGTAACCTCTGCCGCCTTCTGCTTCACATTCCACACCGAATTCGCCGGCATCTGGACACGGACATCCAAGCGGCAGCCTTCGGGAATATCACACGGTTCACCGTCCTGATAGTACACTTTCTCCCCGTTCACAAGGGCTTTTATCCGCTTATTCTGAAAGCGTTCCGGTAAATGAGAATGCTGACGGTGGAAGGTCTCAATCGTGATACTGCCGTCCTTATTCACCTTGTCATCAATGTAGATGAGTTCCAGCCCGTTGTTGTTCTTCGGTGAGGAAATGCCGCCATGCACACCCCATGCGCCATCGGCGTTATAGCCTAGCACACCTGTCACCTGATAATGACCGAGGCCGAGTTTAGAGACGATTGCGCCTTCGGATTCGTCATTAGTTTCGAATTTACCATCGGGATGGATTTGAATGATAGGGGAGGATTTTCTGATAATACCATCCTGACCTGCATAAACATTCCCTCCCCACCCCATTGCTAAAACATTTCCATGAACGCCTTCAGGGAAAAGATAATTACTCAACGTTTCTCTTCCCTTTTGGATAATGACGTATCCATACTCACCTTGCGTCCCAAAATTAACTGCTAGTCCGGTTCCCGCGTGTTTTGCCAAAAAATTAGTATACCCATCGCCAACCGCTATCACTTGACCAGCGAATTGAACCCCAGAAGCATTCTGAATGACTGCACCCTCTAACCCAATATTCCTCACAAACGCCGCTTTATTCGGAATATCCGTCCCATTCTGGGATTTATTCAGTTTGTCATCCATCGCCGCCTGCAATGTTCGTATAGATTGCAGTGGCACCGTCTGTCCATTCGGCAGAGTTACCTCCACCGCCCCGTTCTGCGTCATCCACTGATCCATATTCTGGAGAAACTGGATGATATTGCTGTTAATGGCGCACATATGCCGGACACCATCGGAGATGGAATTGGGCACCGTCGTCTGGATCTGGTAAGTGACATTATTCAGCGTGGTTTTAGCTTTATCTGCCAGCACCAGCTCTGTATCGGAATTCACTGCCTGTATCATATGCAGCAAATTACTGCTGCCGGACTGGATAATCATCACCTGCCCCGGCGCAACGCCGCTCAGGTTATCTTTAAATTTAGTGCCCGCACCCCGGACAATAGCGGAGCCGGACACGGTGGAAAGTGTGCCTTGTGTGTAAATCATGAGAAATTCCTGAAAAAATAAAATTAGAAATAGTCGTCGAAGTTAATCGCGTAGATGTCGTAGTTGATGGGCTTGTAGCTGAAGCTGTTCGCCTGAAAATATTCAAAATCCATTTTTCCGGCTTCATTCACCGAAATAGTGCGGCCTGAGAAGCTGAAACCGGAATCGGCAAAGCGCCAACTGTTTCCCCGGATATTTTTAGCCAGCTTTGCCAGCCGGTTAAGATGTATCATCGGGCGAGCAATGTTTTGAGCTGAACCGCTCCCGTTTCGGACGGGGATCATTTCGCCTAAAAAAAACGGCGAATAATAAGATGAGTAAGTCATCTCCCCGGAGGCGTTATATACCGCCACACCCACATCGGGTTTCCTGAGGGAGAACCCGCTGGAGAAAATCACGACATAGACCTCGCAGGGTACATCATTGTTCATGATGACTTTATCGTGATTCATGCCAATCGCCGCCCCCGGTGTGTCCGTCCGGGCAAACACCAGACACTGTTCGCGGTTCGGGATGGCATCCGGCACCCGCCATTGTCCAAAACGGCCTAAATTAATTTTTCCCCGGTAAACGCAATAGCCCATCCGGTTCTGATTGGACAGGGTGGCAATCCCATTCATGCCCGCCAGTTGAATACCAAAGGATTCTCTGTGCTTGGGATAGCCACACACCTGAATAGAGAAATTCTGGTCGTGTTCAAAAAAGGGATCAAACCAGCCGGTGACATTGCCATACCAGTCGGGTTTACCATTGGGGCTGTCACTGTATTCAAAACGCAGATACTCCCCTTCCATGCGGATGTTATGGATTCGGATATCGACAATGGCAGAGACGTTGCCATCTTGCCCCACCATGACCGTTTTGGTCGGTATCAGGACAATATTAAAATCTTTGGCTTCGGGAATATGACGGGATTGTTGCCAGCCCTGCTTACGGTAATCACCGTGCAAATCGACCGCTATTGTGCGTATCAGGCTCAGGGTCTGCGCGCGTTCTGAATCCAGTCGATAAGGTTTCCCCCCGTCACCGGGATGCACTAATAATCCGATGTCACTCATTAAATTTCTCCTACCTTGACCCGTAACACGCCATTGCCATCAAACACAGCCAGTCCGGTATTATCGAGCGCGATCCGCACCCCGCCTGATGTGCCTTTCATCTCAAACGCCCCGTTCTTCGGCAGATTCCAGCCACTGTGCGGCCAGTTATCGGAGCGCAGCCCATCGGCAATTTTTGCCATCGTGATAGACGCATCGTTGATTTTGGCCCCGTCAATCACCGCCGTGCCCAGAAAGGCTTCCTTGATAAACACCTGCCCGTCTTTAATCATAAAAACAGATTCCAGCTTACCGTTAGTGGGATTGACTACCGTGAACTGATTGGCCCGTACCCCGAAGTGCGTTTCCACCTTGCCGTTTTTGACCTCAGCCCCGATAACCATCCCGGCCTGATAAAACTGACCGTTGTATTTCACCCCCGCCCCGATATCTTTGATGGCATGCCCGTTACCGTCGATATCAAACACCGCCGTGGCTTTTTCTTCCAGCACCGCCGCGTTGTCGCCCACTTTGGCTGTTAGAGTCTCAATCGACTGGGCAAACGCCTGCCGATCATCCGCCCGCGCTTTATCGACCCGGCTGATTTCGGCCCTGATTTGCCGCTGTTCACCTGCTGAATGACTAGCCTGTGCCGCCAGTTGCAGGGCAGATTCCGCCTGTGATAGCTCCTGATGACTGAGCGTCTCGTTCAGACGGGTAATTTGGGATTGTTGCGTGTCGTACTGACTTTGCTGGGTTTGCTGTAATTTCGCTGACGTGTGCTCAAGCTCGGCAATCGCCGTTTTCTGCTCATTGAACGTGCTGTGAATCGCAGACAACTGCTGCGCCTGCTGGTCGATCCCGTCCTGCAACTGTTTATCGCCCGTCTGGATTTCCGCCCGTAGCTGTGTCTGACTGTCTGCCAGTGCCTTATCCGTCTCGGTCTGGCTCTGTCTGACCTCCACAATGGCAGATTCCGCCTCCCCAAGCCGGGTCTGGATTTGCTGCCCCAGTTCGGCACGGGCCGTTGTTTCCGTGGCCACGGCTTTTTCAACCTGCACAATCCGAGCCGTCGATTCGAGTTGCTGTTCATTGAGTGAGTTAAACTGTGCCGAGGTTTGCATTAACGCTTCGGACACCGCGCTTTCGGCATCGGTCACCGTCTTTTCGATTTTGCTGATATCACTGCGCTGGGCGGCAAACTGGGCTTGGGTGGTTTGTTCAAACTTAGCCTGAGTTTCATTTGCTGTAGCGATAGCATCCGTGTTCTGGGTGACGCGCCCGCTCACCTCTGTCAGATTATCGTCGGTGGTTTGCAGGCTGGTCTTCACCTGATTGATGGCTTTCGCCACGGCTTTTTCTTGTGTGGTTTGTGATTCCTTAACATCCAACACTGCAGCCCGGTTATCCGCCACGTCAGCACGGACTTGTTCCTGAAACTTAGCATGGGCCGCCTGTTCATCCGCCTGCACCTGTTCAAGACGGGTGATATCGGCTTTACGTTTACCGACTTCTTCTTGCAGATTGTGGCTGATCTGGGTGCTGAAATGGGTATTGGTCATCACCCCTTCCGCCACCTCGCCAATCTGTTGCTCAAGGTTCAGGGCCTTATTGCCCAGCGCCCGCGCCCGCTGTTCCAACTCCGCTGTTTTCTCACCATTGAGATCAATTTTTTCCGCCAGACGTTTCCCACTTTCAGAAGACAAAAACTGCTTACCGGTAATGTCTAATATCTCTTTGGCCCGGTCATCCGGTTTGCCTTGCGCTTCGACAAAATACGATTTACCGAATTCATTCACACTGCGGACGTAAAACCAGTAGGCAGTTCCGGCTTTGAGCTGTCCCTTTGTCCAGAATTTCGCTATCCCTAAAAAGTCCGCTTTGGTTTCAATCTCATTGATATCGGGGATGGATCTGTCTGAGAACCAGAACTCAAATTGCGTATCCAGTGTTTTGGGGGCGCTGATATACGGGATAGCTTTCAGCTCAAAAAAGCCGGGCTCAATCGTGATAACCGAAGGGGCAGCCGGGGCACCAATCACCATCGGCACTTTAGCTTCATCACCCAGCATACCGCTGTCGTCACGGGCACGGACACCGACCGTATAGACACCCGCTTCTAACCCACTGAAATAGTATTCCAGCTCTTGAGTATTACCGTGTGAAACCACTTTATTGTCACGATAGATCATGACATCAAAGGTGACAGCGCGGTTGAACGTCGTCGTCGCCCACATCGCACGGGCCTGCACCTGCGTACTGTCCTGAATGTAAGCCATGCTCAGGCGTTCAATATTGGGAATACGGATCACATTCTGCGTGGCAGGCGCACCCTGAAAATCAACCCCGTTCTCAACAACCGCTTCTTTCTGGGGTTCATGCTGAATACAAGTAAAATTGTAATGGCCCGTTTTGGTGTCTTCGGCAATACTCATAACCCGGAACAAGCGGGTGACCAGTGATCGCTTGGCAATGGAGAATACGCCCCATTGTCGCAATCCCACAGGCGCGTCTTTCAGCGTGACTACATCGCCACTAACGGATTCAATCTCCACCCGGACAAACTGCCCTTCATTGCCCATATAGGAGAAATAGCCGGACTCACCGGAGGCAAACTCGGCGGGCGCATCAAGACGCACTTCTTTACCGGAGAAATCCAGCCCCCGCCCGCCAATACGCGCGGCGGCGAAGGTGTTATCGGCAATTTCCACAATGTCGCCCGGTATGCAGTTAATCCCTTCACGACCGGTACTGAATGTCACGGAATCCGTTTCGAGCTTTTCGGTTTCGATGATCCATCTGCCGACCCGGTGCGCCTGCCCCCGGCTGGTACACCCAAAAGCGGTTACCTTTTTAACATTCAGGCCCAGACGGTCAACCAGCGCATCATCCTGAATCAGCTCCCGTTCTTCTTTCCAGCCGTTATCCGGGTTCACCCAGGTGACTTCAATAATCGTATGCCGGGCTTTCTTTGCCGCTGCACTGTAGTTAAATTTGCCCTCGACCACGTTGGCATTCGTGAATGTCCAGACCGGATCGGTGGGTCTGTCCTGAAAACAGGTCAGTTGCAGTCCGTTCCAGACCTGCATGCCCCGAAAGACCGAAGCCAGATCATCCAGCACATCCCGTGCCTTACGCTGGTTTGCAATATAGGCATTACAGGTAAATCGGGGTTCCATCCCCCCAAAGCCATCCGGCACAAGCTGATCACAATATTGCGCGATGGCATACAGGGCGAATTTGTCACAGCCAAACGATCCCATCAGCTTCCCGATGCCATAACGGGTATTGGTCACCAAATCGTAGAATATCCATGCCGGGTTATTGGTGTAAGCAGGCTTAAAGCGCCCTGTCCAGACGCCTTTATACTCCCGCGTCTCAGGGAAGTAATTATCCGGTACCTGCACAATCATGCCTTTGATGTGATAGGTCCGCTTAGGCGTATCAGCAAACAGTGAGCGGTCAATGCGCATTCCCACCACCGCACTGTTGGGGTAGCTCATCAGGGTATCGGTAATTTCGGTATAACTGGCCCAGACCGTGCCATTACGCAGCCGGTCGCTTTTACTGTCCTCCGTTAAGCGGGACACCCGGATCTGAAACGGCTTTTTCTTCGGCGCATCAATAGTGTGGGATTCCAGATATTGCCCGCTGATTTTTGCCGGGCCGATATGCACAAACTTGGCGTTATACCAGCCAGAACCGTCATTCACATCGATAGACAGTTGCACCGAACTGTTTTCCTGATTGCCCTTATCATCGGTCTTAACAAGCTGGCTGACGCCCACGGTAAACCTGATCCTGTCCACATCGCGGTTCGATACCGATCGGAGTATCGGCATGTCTTTCTTGACTTCAACACTGACCGGGATTTCACTTTCGACAAACGGATACTCGCTTAACGGCTCCTGCGATTGCGTCCCCGCCCGCCACTGGACAGTGACGCCGTGGATATTGGGATTACCGCTCTTATCAACAACAGGCGTGCCGTTAATCCTGAACCCCTGCAGGCCACCGACCGGCCCTTCAATCTGTCCCTCACTAATCAGATCAACAATGTTCAGAAACTGCTTATTCTTCAGATTATCATCCAGCAGTTTCGGGGTACTGCCCTTGCCGCCACCTTTAGCCATTATTCTGTCTCCAGACCCTGAGAAATCACGTTCGACCCCACCACCAGCTCACCGTAAGCAATGGGCACCGGATAACCCTGCCCGATACGGTTTTCCAGTGAACTGAAATAGCGGTTGCCCTCGGTTTTGCTGGAACCCATCGACGGACTCTCCGGCATTTTGGTCAGCATGGTCGCCATCCCAGCCGCCAGCAGGGCCACCCCCGCCATCGCCAGCCCCGCCGTGTAAGCACTCCACATGGCAATCGACGCACCGCCCGTCCAGAATGCAGCAGCAATCGCCACCACGCCCAACACTGCCATCCCTATCCCCGCACTATTTCCGCCTGCCCCGCTGACCACCGGCACAATAGTGACCGTATCACCGTCATTCAGCGGGTGATTCATGCCTGCCGGAATGGATTGATCTGTCATATCCCGCCCGGCAATACGAATACGGAACTGCCCGTCCGCCAGCGCCTGCTGGAACCCTGTTAACTGATAACACAGGCACCTGACCGCTTCTGCCGCGTCACGCACCTCTAACTCATAACGACGGCCAAATCTTCTAAGATGGCCTCCAAGCTGTAACTTGACCATTGTGGATGTCTCCAGACTGAATGTGTGTATTTGAGCCAGTAACCACCGTAAACATCGCGCTTGCTGATGCGATCTGGCCTGTGATGCAGGATTTGCTGATTGCCGAGGTAAATCGCCCCGTGGCAAGGCGTCTGACTCCCCAGACAAATGAGAATGATGTCTCCGGGCTGGATTTCATCCACCTGTTCAAAGCCCTGACTTAAGCTGTTATCGAGATAAAGGTTCTGCCCTGCGTTCCACCACGCATCATCACGCGCGATATCATCTAATTCGATGCCTACCAGATGATAGGCATCCCGGATCAGCGAATAGCAATCCTGTGTCCCGTGGATAAATGCCCGGCCTAATAAACGCGGCACCGGGCGGAATTGGTGCACCCGATCACCACAAGCCAGCCACCACGGCAGGCCCGTCTTGAGTTGCTGCGTGCGGTCGGCGGTACTTAATCGGGGCTTGCCATTGGGATGACTGTGCACAATGGCCTCGATATCGGCAAAGCACTCTGCCGTTATCCAGTCATCGGGGTTAATGTCAAAATAGTGCTCAGGATCCGGTGAAATATTGCGGCACGGGAAATAGCGACCACCGGCAATCAGGCCGCATGACTCCCTCACCCCTTCCGCTTTCGCGTGGGCGATAATGTGGTGTTCAATCATGATTAACCTAACTTGTTAGAACCCAAAAAACCGCCAAAGGGAATAGACAAAGGACGGGGATAGCGCAGCGTGCAACCGCTGTATTTCTTTGAGCAGCGGTCTTTCAGTGGATGAGTGGTGGGCTGGTCTTTTTCATCGGCGACTGGTGGGCCGTCATAGCCACAATCGGCGGAACGGTACTGCCAGCAACAGATATCCGCCTGAATCACCCGCGCCGGAATGAGCGCCCCGTCCGTTTCACTGGGTAAAGCCAGGATGTAGGTCACAAAGTCCGCGTTGGCATCCTGCTTCTGTTCTATCAGGTATTTGCTGACCGCCTCACGAGTCGGATCGGCCTGTGGATTGCCGTTCGGAAAGTTGACCGCATCCAGATACAACTCCGGCACCTGACGGCGGGTGACCACCGCGCCCAGCGCATCATTGAAATCCTGATTGATAGCAGTCAGCAAGCCATTGATATTGGCAAACACCATTTTCGGACGGGAACTGGGGCCTTTGCCGCTCATCTCAAACCCGGTCACTTCCACCGGATACGGCTCATAGCGCAGCCCCTGCCAAATCACCGGCTGTAACTTGCCGTTCATACCATCATGGAAACGGTAGACATCGCCACCAAACATCGTTAAATCGATTTCATACAAATTCAGGATCGCGTTCTGGCCCAGTTCAGTGACGGCAACCCGCATTGCTTTCGGAATGTCCCTCATGCCACGACCTCCTCAAACACACAACTGACCGACCAGCGCACCCGATGGCGGTTAACTGTCCACGCGCGGCACACAAACGTGCGCAATTGATTATCGTCGCTGGTTCGCCAGACAAACGATTCCACCGCGCCCCGTGCCCGTAAGAACGCATCAATTGAACGTCCGGTTTCAGCACTCCCGGCAAAGTTGAGCTGATAGCGTTTTAACTGGTTATTGATACCGTCTTTGATGCGCTGCTCGTAACCGTCACCAAACTTAATCACTTTGACACGCGGTTCATGGCTGACCTCATAGTTATCCTGCGGTCGCCAGATAAATTCTGGTTTTGTCATATTTCACCTATAAAAAAAGCCCCACGAGGGGGCTTCTGCTATGTTCTATCAAAAAGATTACAAACTAAGCTCTGAATGAGAACCAAGACGGACGAGCGTTAACGTTTCTTCATTCGGCTTTTCGTAAATCAACACCAAATCGGGTTTTACATGACAATCCCGAAAGCCTTTCAAATCACCCGATAACGGATGATCCCGGTGTCGTGGTTCCAAAGGTATATCAGCCAGAAGTAGAGATAAGACAGCCTGAAGGTCAGCATCCAGTGTTGCACTGTGCCGACCTTTCTTCTCGCGCTTATAGTCGCGTCTGAACTGACTCGTGTATTCAGGCGTCCGCATTGAGATCACGGAACAGGGTATCGAGATCAGCCGCCTTTGTGACATTGCCCGCACGCGCATCCCGCATGGCTGCAATCGTCGTTTCGTTTGGCACTAAAGGTTCGAATGGCAATGTCTTTTCCCGCGCCACTCGCGTTAACATCATGCGAACCGCATCTGATACCGTCAATCCCATTGCCGCCAAAACAGCCGCCGCCTCTTCTTTAATCTCACCGTCAATACGGGCTTGCACTAATCGATTTGTCGCCATAATAAACCCCCTTATTGAATTACAATGTAATTCAATTGTATTTCAATAAAGGCTTACCCTCAACTTTAATGAACAAAAATCAGACAAATTGTTATCTTGTTGACACAAAAAACCCGCCGAAACGGGTTTGTGTCATTACGTATTCATAGAAAGGGATTGCAGTTAATCCGGTGTTAATTGTGTTGGCCTACATTCATACAATGCCGCCAGTTTTTCCAATGTCACCTGACGGGGGCGTTCTGCTTTTTCAAACTGGGAAACGGCAGCTTGCTTTACGCCCAATTTTTCCGCCAATTCGGTTTGTGACAAACCACGATAGATACGCCATGCCGCATGAAGGGTAATTTCCTCATCCACCATGATACTGATGATTTCATGAGGGATGGTTTCATCGTCATGAGGGCCTTTGGTGTAAGGGATGCTGACATAATCTTCATCACGATCTGCCGCAGCCAGTAAGCGTTCATACTCCGCAATAGGCAATACTACCGCTAGCTTGTTGCCGTTCTCATCTGTAATAAACTGGATACCAGCCATATTATCTCCAATATTGTGTTAACCCTGACATTAAACAACAGGTGATTGAGATGGCGCTACTGATTCAGCATACCGCCCGGCCTACTCTCATCGGTCAATACATCATAGATGGTCTTTCTGACCATGCCTGACATCATCCGCGCATCCTGCTCAGAGAAGTTACCCTGTGTCTGGACATGAAAGGCAATATGGATACTGCCCACAGAAGTGCCACCGCCGCCCTTGCCCATCTCCCGGTTACTGACCACCTTGCCCCTGTCACCCGGTATCATGTACTGGTGACCATTATTGGCTTTGAATATCTCCGGCTTATTGTTTTCCCCAATCCGGTATGCGCCGTTCGGACTGACTGGCCCACCATTTTTACGCGCGCCCAATAAAGCAATCATGGCAGGCACTGCGGCTGTCATAGCTGCCATCCCGACAGTCGCCGCCGTCCCCATTGTCGCCACACTGGTTGCTGCCGCAGCCGGTGCCATTGCTGTGGTGATGGTCGCACCTGTAGCAACAGACGATGCCGCCGCAACTTTGTTAGCAGCTACCCCCATCATCATATTCTTGATTTGCTGCATGCCCATCTGAACCAGTGCGGAGACCGCTTCATTGGTGATGGTTAAGGCCAGATTGCGCATGGCTTCATCGGCGGTCTGAGTACCGGTTAACAGCCCGGTGATGGCATTGGCGGAACGTTGCCCTAATGCTTCCATCGAATCCCCCAGAAATTGATACATTTCATTCTGGCCTTTCCATTGTTCCCATCGGGCGTTGGTCAGGTCTTCTTGGTATTTCTTTTCAATAGCGGCTCTGGCGGCCTCGGCTTGTTCCTTAAGCTCAGTATGCTGTTGCTCAAACTGCTTGATAGCCTCTATCTTCCTGTCATGCTCATTAATGAGGTTTTGTACTGGGTCGAATTCCCCAAGCTCTTTCATGGCAGGTGATACGGCCTCATTGACTTTGCGTTGTCGTTCCTCTTCTGCGGCTTTATCCTTAATCGCTTTCATCTGTTCTTGGAACGTTTTTTCGTCGATAAGGTGCTTATCGTACATCCTCGTGAGATCATCTTCTTCTTTCTTACGAAGCGCTGCAGAATGCGTTGCAACATCAAGTTCAGAGGCTTTAATCTTGTCGTTTTTTTCCTGATTAGCCAGCCAAATTTTTGCAGCAAGATCTTCCGCTGCTTTTATCTGAGCTTCACTAGAGCCCTCTGGCATCGCCTGACGAGCATCATATTTAGCCATTTCAAGGCTGTTTTCTTCATAGCCCGTATTGAGGCGTTCGAGTTCTTCGCGCTGGCGTTTAAGTGAGCCTTCAATCTGTTGAGAGCGATTTCTTGCCTCTTCCGCCGCCTTTTTAGCCGCAGATTCTGCCTCCTGTTCAGCCTTTTTCCGTTTGCTATCCTCTTCCTCAATTTCGTATTTTTTAACCACCAAATTGACAAGCTGTTCGGTATCTTCAGGACTTGCGCCAGCATCTTCAGCATCAAATTCAGCTTGTTGCTTCAGTTTGCCTTTTTCATCCGGTATTGAGGCAATTTTCACTTGACGCTCGGCCTTTTTAATCATGGCCTCCATTTTCTTATTGACCTCTTCTGTATCGCCACCAACAGATTTAATCGCAATACCAAGGCTGCCAAGTTTAGTTTTTATTAACTCAACAACTTCCCCGTAAGTTTTCCCGGCGTTCTCCCATTCTTTAACATTATTGGGGATTTCTTTTTTACCCTGCTCATAAATGAGCTTATTGGTTTCCTCTATCTTTTTGTTGCTGATGTCGGACATGATTGCCGAATCTGCTTTGGCTTTATTCAGTTCTCTTGTTGTGCGTACATTTTCAGCCTTAGCTTGCGTTAGCGCCTCTTGTGCTTGTTTCTCTTCTTCCGCAACGGCTTTCTCAGCTTGATCCATATCAAGCCCGTTATACATGTGAGTAGCAATTCTGATGGTTCTTTGTTTAGGGTCTTTGAGCCTATCGAGTTCCTTCTGTAACTCATCCACTTTTTGCGCTGCATTTTTGGCGTCAGTTTCCATCTGCTTGATGGATTTATTCATTTTATCAACTTCAGCAGCAACCTCTTCTGCGCTCAAATCTTTGAGTTTTTCTTTAACATCGCCCAAGTTTTTCGCGTATTCCCTCGCACCGTCTGATGCTTGTTTGGTTTTCTCATACATGTAGTAAAAGACCCCTGCGGCGATGGTGATAAGACCAAACCATCCCCCCACAAAAGCGAATGCATTACTCAGTAGCCGTAATCCTACTGATGCTTTTGCAGCAGTAGCGCCAACAGCGGCAGTAGCAGCGGCTGCAGCTCTACCTGTAGTAATAGCTTTAAGTTCTGCCGCTACAAGAGCCTCCTTGCTCGCTATAAGCGCATTTGTTGCCACCGTTGCGGCATTGGTTCCTCTTGCGTGAACAAATTCAGCTTCTGCAAGCCGAAACGCAAGCGTTGCCTGATCCATGTCAGCGAGAGCTTTACGATTGGATGCAATGGCTGCACGCTCTGTTGCTAAGGCATTGGTATGAGCAGCAACAGTTTCAGCGTTAGTTGCCTGTACTGATGCCTGTACCGCTTTGACTTTATTTGCCAGTGCGCCATTGAATTTAGCGACAGCCGCCAATGCAACCATACCGATAGCGGTAGAAAAGGTATCCAGATTGCCGCTCAGTGTTACCAATGATTTATTGAATATATTCGCTGCCGTACTGACCTTACTGGACTCCCCCACGAACTTAGTGACGTTATTGTTAGCAACAACGAATGCTTGTTCTATTGTCGAAGTGGTTTTAGCGAATTCCTTGGAAATTTTATCTGCACTCGCCTTCATTGCGGCAATGATTATTTTAGAGGTCAGTTTACCTTGCGCTGCCATTTCCTTTAACTGACCAATATCTTTACCCAGATGATCCGCAATAGCTTGCATTATCCTGATACCGTTTTCACTGACGGAGTTGAATTCCTCACCACGTAGCGCACCCGCCGCCAAAGCCTGTGATAACTGAATCAGTACACTTGATGATTCTGCCGCAGTAGCACCGGAGACAATAAGAGCTTTATTTATCGTCTCGGTCATATCACCCAGTTCTTTAGCACTCATATTTAATGATCGGGTCGCTTTTTCCAGACGTCCGTATAATGTGGCAGTTGCTTCCAGACTCGTTCTGGTTCTTTGGGCAATATCGAAGACACGCGTAGTCACTTCATTAAGTTCTTCGTGTGCTTTCTTGGAGTTAACTAATTTGTTATTAACGCTAGTCCAGGCATCCGCATAACCTGCAATTTGACGCACATAAAGCGCCGAAATTAAGCTTGCCGCTACTGCAGATAATGATGACATGGAAGAGTTAAGCCTTCTCGTTGCTATATCCGCTCTCCCCATGCTTCGCTCCAGATCATTCATTCTGCTATTTACCTGATGCTGCGCTGTCAACAGTTGGGCTACGTCCATTTGCACCTGATAAACGATATTACCTACGCGAACTTCTGCCATTTTCTAGCTCCTGAAAAAAGAAAACCCCGCCGAAGCGAGGTTATGATTAGTTAGTGATGATATGGTTATAGGCAATTCTTATAATATGCCGATTGGCAACGCGATCATGCTTTCAATGTGGTATCCATATTGTCTGGCTATTCCAGTGACAATTTCTCTTGGCATCTCCGTTCTACCAGTAAATGTATCCGTTTTATTAAGACACCTATCTAGTTGAAACAAACACAAACAAAATAAATAAAAATAATATGCCAGCACCTATCCATTTACCTATGTTTTCGACAGTAGCCATATCCTTATCTATTTTTTGATTAATTTCATTTGCTTTGCTACTTAATTGCTGAGCCATTATATTTAGCTCTTGGGTTAGAACTTCATAGATATCTGTTCTTGCTTCTATAGGTTCATTTAATAAAAAAATATCCAGAACATCTAAGTAATCCATAGATGCCTGCATTTCATCAGCGCCATTAGCAACAGCTTTGTCTATGAATTCTTTTCGAAATAACAATAGCTCTCGTATTTTGTCCCGGCTCGCTTTATAAATTACATCTCCATTATTAGTGACGATGCTCTTATAGTAATCGGTAGGTTCTCCCGATATTGATACTTCTGACATCATAATCCCTCATCATTAAATTTTACTCATGATACCAATCAATTAGAGCAAAATAACGCAAAATGATATGAGTAAACAGGGAAACGGAACTACACACATCCAATTTTAATGTGATAACGTAACCTAATGAATTCACAAGACGTAATTAGAAATGGATCACAAAACTATTAAAGGCAGAATTAAAGCTATAGATTGGAGTTCCTTCAATATTGCCGGAGGAGCAGCCAAATCTGTACCCGAACATTTAATGCAATTGCTATCTGATGATATTGATGAAGCAAAAAAAGCTATTTTTCAATTGGACTGGGGATTATGTCACCAGCATATCTCAATCTCTTCTACGGCACTTCCTGCTTTACCTTTCTTGTTAGAAATGATTGGTCATACAAAAGAAAACATTTCCATTGAGATATTAGATCTGATATCTGGATTATCTGACTGCATTAAACACATTCCTGATTACACAGACCCTACCCCTGATTATGTCTTCGAGATACAAAAAATCCTTATCTCAAAAATTCCACGTTTTGAGCGACTATCCAAGCACAAAAATAAAGATATTGCCTTCTACTCCTCAGAAATAATCAAAGATTTAACCCAATCAAAAGATACGGCTAGATAGTAGAGACGGAAAACCCGCACTAGGCGGGTTGGTATACTAATCTGTATATTTGGCTCTATCACGAATTTCCTTGATGCCCATACCGAATACATCACGGCTATTCCCACACATCCAGCAGGAGCATAAGCAAGGCGTTACATAGCAAATACCCGCCGATACCTTATCTGAATCTCCGTCAGCATTATGATATTGCTGACGCTTTGCTTTTAAGCGATACATATGATGTCGTCTGACAGAACGATTTCTTACTTCCATAAATGAACCCTCGTAATTGTTGCGCGACCGCATGGTTATGCAGCCGCTTAATCGGGAGTTCTGAATGAGTTGTTTTTCTCATAATAGGTTGCTTGGTGGCTAATGCTTTTTACTCTCACTGCTTCAACAGTCGCCTCACGCGAGGGAACCCGTTTATCTTCAATGATTTCATTCATCTGGATCATGCTTTCAGTGAGTCTGGAAAATAAATTTTTATCCATTGTTACACCTATTTTAAGCACGAAAAACCCGTTCGGTGACGGGTTAATTATTCGGTAGTACTATTTTCGATATGATGGCTAATCGGTGTGGGTGATGCTCTTCACTTCCCCATAACCAAGATTGATAGTCACCAACTTCATCCTGATTAGATATTTGTCTAACTTCACCACTCATTACATCATAACCGTAGACATATAGGTTATATTCCAACGCTTCATACATCCTGCCTTGCCAGAATGACATTCCTTCATGCGTCTGATTAACATCAGAAATTATCACGTCATAACTTTTAATCAGATAATGGAAAAATACTTTTGAAGCGAAACCATTAAGCGCTCCATTATGCTTAGGTTTCTTTGTTCGCCAAAGTAACACTTGAGATACTGGCCTGCACTTCAACTCTACATCATCAGTTATTATGACTTTGTTGTAATAAACAACTTCATGTGTAACATCACACAATAAAGCTAACTCAAAATGAGGCTTATTTATGTTCAATCGCTTATCGACCCTAATAAGCCGATAGCCTGGAGGTAGAATTAATTCATCAACGTCTTTTACGATCTCATGAGCCAGTGGAGCAAGAGCATCATACAGATCGCTATTGCGCTTAGACTCATTCAGGTGACTGAAGTCAGCAGCAATTTTATCTATATTTTTAAGATGCAATGGCATTTAGCCTCCCAACCCAAAGATTCAAACTCAGCCCATAGATAAATATAACTGAGGTAATATTAGACTCTTTGAACCGAGGGTTCAACAACCTAGACTGTGTTTTATTTGTTCCATTTATGGTTAAAATGTATCAATGTGATGCCGTATATATGGAGCAAACAGTGAATATTAAGCCCATCAAAACAGAGCTGGATTATCAGGAAGCATTGAAGGCAATAGCACCATTGTTTGATAATCCACCTGAAATGGGTACACCTGAATTCGATTATATGGAAGTCATGGTGTTACTGATTGAAGCCTATGAAGCAGAGCATTATCCCATTACTCCACCAGATACTCCCTGAATAAAACCCTGTAATAGCGTTCAAATAACTGTCTGCCGTTCTTGGCTTGAAATCAAAGTATGTGCTCGGGCAGTGAAATCATTTTTTCGATGCTATATCCATATTTCCTAGCAACTCCGCTCACAATGCCTTCTGGGGTATCCACTCCGCCTGTAAAGATGTTCGTTTTCTTGAGATGATGATCATAAACTTCCAGCTTAACGAGGTATCTACAGCTAGTCGGCTGAGGCTTTGCCTGCTCTTTCCTTTTTGCTTCATTCACAACCCAGTAAACCTGAAGCACATCATCACACTCTTCCTGATACCAGATAACGTTATCCCTGATAGCCGCTTTCACTTTATTGGAGTTGATCATAGCCAACCAGCCAGCAAGTTCATCAAGCGCAAGGCAGCTCATTATTCTCAGGCCCTGCTTAGTCAGTATTGGGATTTTCTCTACACTGGCCTGAATGCGTGTTTTCAGCTTTGTGCACTGCGAGGCCCAACTCAGCCCCATTCCTTCGGTAATTGGTTTCAGCGGTACATATGGCACACCGTTATAATTCACGATAAAGAGATCTGCGCCATAAAATGGAACGTTGATTATTGGACTGCTTTCCTTAACTGTTACAATGCTCACATCTGGGTTCCTAATTAATACTGGACAATTCAGAAGCCCCTGACTACGGCTATAGTTAGGGGCTTCGTCATTTCGATAGGACGCTATTAATTGCGTGATTGTCACATTTTGTAAAGAAAGTTAACTTTAAATTGCGATACACCTCGAATAATCAACTATTTGTACACAAATAAGGGGTATTTACTTCTTTTTATCACTGAAAATCATTAATAGGTTAGCGAATTCTATCAAAACCCCATCATTAGCCTTTCAATAACAATTATTTTTCAAGGCGTTATAGGCTGAAGCTCTTTTTGATTATTTCATACTCACCAGTCTGCGTTTACCACTGAGCAGATCACGGGTACGTTTATCATCCGCCGCAATCACCGCATCGTATTCTTCACGGGTAAAGCCTTTTTCATCCGGGAATTTGGCTTTCAGCATCATCTGGAACTCGGTCATGGTTAACCGTTCCGCTTCCTCACGCGACATACCAAAATGCGTCCGCGCCGCATTGATATATTCCATCGCGTTAAATTGGTCAGAATAGGCTTCTGTTCCTTCATGGCGCTGGAGTTTTCGGAGCTTCACTTTACCCATCACACCGTGGGTGATCAGCTCTTTGGCTATGGGAATAATATCCTTAACCGGCATACTGCCCGAACGATACACCATGCCTTTTTGCCCGGGTCGCCATTCACCGATGAGCGCGTCGATATCCTCTGCACAACATGCCTGTATCACGGACATCGCCGTGGACAACACCGGGCGACCAAACACGGGTTTTCCCATCAGTGTGATTAACCAGTCAGGGAGTGTGCCGTAAGCCAACATTGCCCGCTGAATGAGTGCCTGTGCCTTTGCGCCGTTCAGCACCGTATAGGCTTCCACGATCTGCCGGGGTGTGCCCAGACGGGTCATGGCAGCGAATGAGGGACTGAGTGAAAAATCTTTTTTTTCCGTGGAGATCACCATCTCCCCGATTTCAAGCATGAGTGTCATAAAGCCTCCTGAATATGATCAAGGGCACTGCATCAGCACCCTTTGTAATATCAAGGAACGACGGTTATCCCGCTTTGGGGAGTTTTACCGGCACTTCTTCAATCAACCAGTCCACCGAGTCGGCATCACTGACCTTTAACTCACCCGAATAGGTGGCAATCTCATTCGCGCCAAACTGAGATGACCAGGAGGTGAACACCATATAGCCCTGCAGCACGAAGGCATGATCGCCTGTGAAATCCATCTGCACCCAATAGGCCGGCTGGCGACCGGCCTGCACTTCTTGCGGAATTTCCTTCAACAAACGCAACGGGCCGAAGTCGTCTTTCTTATCCTGTTTGCGGTATTCCCCGTCAAAGCTGATGGTTAAGTCCATACTGGTGACGACACTTTCGACCAGCCCTTTTGAATCATCGGCTTCAGAAGTCAGGGTGTTGGGTGACAGGTCGAAGGATTTGGTGGTCAGCGCCCCAAGTCGTAAAAAATCAGATTGTTTCGGCGCGGTGTCAGGGCACCCTTTAGCAATACGAATAATGGCATGACGACCAATCAGTTTATTGGTCTCTACCGGGCAATTTGCCATGTGAATAACCTCTTATCATAAAAATAAAAAAGGCCGCGCAAGGCGACCTGATTAGGATGTACAGCGAAAGAGTAGCCGGATGACATACCGGTTCTCCTGAGTAGGAATGGGGGTGGTCAGGCCGCCGAGATTAAAGACACCATTCAGGCACTCATCATCAGGATGGGCCGCGACATAATTCAGAATGTCCTGTGCGCGCTGGATAACCGGCTGGGGATTGTTCTGCCCACTGACCAGAATGACCTGCACATGGTCATCAGCGCCTAAATCATCCAACCGACCTGTGCCGCCCGCGGGTTGGAACACCATATATTGGGCCTGACCACCATCCCCTTTCTGCTCAATCCAATTGAGCATCTGGATTTTAAAACCATCAGTGAGTTCAGCCTTTGCCAGATAATGGCGGAAGTGTTCAAAGACCATCAGAGTTTCAGCTCCTGCGCAACCGCGTTATCGATTTCCCGCCGCATCTCATCAAAGCCGGATTTCAGAAAGGCTTTCTTCGCCGTAGCCCGGCGAAAATCCTGCTTCACATTGGGGTCATGGACATAGACGGCATAGTTTGCCGAATAACCCACGCGTCCTGTGAGTCGTACACCATCAAAGCGCACATCACGGAACTGGGAGTTAATCAGCGTGGCAGTATCAATCGGGGTATACAGTGCGGCCTGTGTACTGCCGATATACAGCGCCTTATACACAGCACGCACCACTTTGCGCCCCCGGATATCGCCAATCAGCGAATTAAGCCGGGACTGGGCTTCACGGATCCCCGTGACTTTGACGCCCATATCAAACTCCTGTCACTAAGATATAATCATCGGCAAGGCGCTCGAAGGTATCAGCATCAAACGTGACATATTGAATGGCGTTAGCCCCTGCTGCAATCGGGTCTGGGTGGGAGGATTCACCTATCAGGATATAATCCCCGATGCTGGCCTCCGCAAACTCCGTCCAGAAGGTGTTTTTGGCAATCAGTTCAGTCCCGACACCGGATAGCTTGCTGGCGAGTCCGCCCTGATAATCACACCAGATGATTTTCGGCGCGTCATAACCGAGCGGGCTTCCGTATTCATCATTGCCCAACAGCTTCCAGAAGGTACAAGGGGCGGTATACGCCCAGTTAGCAATACTGCTCATCCTCACCCCACCACATCAAAGAAGCCGACCGATTGACTCTCCAGCGGCAAGCCAGACAAACAACCGGACGTATCCCACGTTCTCATCTGTTTAAGCAGATAATCCGTACCAGACGAGTCATAAGCAAATGAACGTGAAGCCCCAGAAGGCGCACTTTGTGAGGCAATTTTTCTGGCCCCGGATAAAGAAGCCAGACGCACAGTGGCATAGATAAGCAGTAACTTTTGTAGTTGTTCAGCATAGCCCTGCGCCACCATGCATCCGGCGGTTTCATTGACCTGATTCAGCAGCAGTTCGAGCACAGCATCAGGCAGAGTAAACCCCAGCTCGGCGATCATCGGCCTGATGTCATTCAGCGTTATCGTCACCATCGGGTTTATCCTTCTTCCCTTTGCCTTTGGGTGGTTTTTCTGGGTCAGACTCAGGAGGATGGTGGGGTGTAGCCACTGCAAACACTCTGTCCTCAATGAATTCGACCAGCCCAATCTGTGCCCAGCGTTTCGCTGTCATCGGATCCACTTCCACCACATCACCCACCGCCAGATTCTGGAGGCTGGCCCCCGAAAACAGATTACCCGCAATCACTTTCACCCGTGCCATAACTGCTCCTTAGCCTTTCGCGAACAAGATGCCGTGCTGGTTGTTGATATCGGTCTTGACCATCAGGCCAGCCGCACCCCATGTGCGCCACACATAGTCAGAGTTGTAGTGTGGACGCGGATCCGCGACCGTACCGAACGCCTGCCCCACGATAGGGGCAATCACACCCGCACCCAGTGGCACGACCATGATTTCATTGCCTTTCAGTTCAAAATCTTCTTTGATGGCTTTGATACCGGTCAGCTTCTGTACTTCTTCCAGTACGGTACGGGTCGCATTCACATCAAAGTAAATCTTCTCCCAGTGAGACAGGATGTCTCCGGAGACATACCACGTCTGCTCGGCGTACATGTTGTTTTTCAGGCGCAAAGTGTCACGCAGGGCAATGGCCCCTTCGCGGATAGATTTTGCCTCGGCTTGGGTGAAATCAATGTTCAGACCACCGGCTCCCAAATCCACCATGCCCACACGTTCATCGGCTTTCAGGCCCTTCCACGTCTTGCCGTCAAACTGAATGTAGTTGCCCTCTTCATCACGGAAGCCGTTAAAGACGTAATCCATGTACTGACGACGCACATTCTCAACCGAACCGCGTTGCGCATCGGCCAGTGATGCCAGTGCTGAACCTTTGTTGAAAATCGGGTCACGCCACTGGAATTTGAAGCCGGAATCATGGATAGGCACCATCGTGCCATCAAAAGAATACGTCCGCGCATCCAGTGCCGCACCAATCTGACCGCTCATAGAGGTATGTGCCCAGCCTTTACCACCGGTGCGGGCGTACTCATATACCGACTCTTCCAGACGCACCGAACGGGACAGTGGCATCAGGTCATTTAACAGGGTGAATTCGGTGTTCGGCTCAAATTCGGCCAGTACCGTCTGGTCATAGGTGCGATACAGACGGCGGATATCGTCGATAGCATTGACTGCATCCAGTGTTGGTGTGTTAGCCGCATCCCCTCGCCAGCGGGTACGGGCAACAAAATCAGCCACGGCCTGCGCCGAAGCATTACGGGCCGCTTCGAGTTCACGGAACTGCATTTGGTTGACGTCAAGGTTTCCGGTTTCGGTGGCCTTTTTAGTTGAAAATACCAGCATTGACTCTCTCCTTATTTAAAAACCACGCGAACCAGATCGCCCGCTTTTGCTGTGATGGTGTCTTCTTCGATATAGGCAAAGACGGTAAGACCTTCACCTGCCGTTGTGATTTGGCCTTCTGCGACGGCCACGGCCCGCCCCTTTTTGTACGTTCCGGTAGTGGCCCGAAGATTCAGGAACATGCCTGCCATCGGCTGCATACCCACAACTACCTCACCGGCCTTAATGGGATCATCCACCGTCTGGCAGCGCAGGTAATCGATATTGGCGACATACAGCAGGGCCGCTTCTTTGCCGTCCGCTGAGGCGTGGAATTTGCCTTTCTCAAAATAACCAATCGTGCCGGGCAGCGTATCGACGGCTGCCGCCCCTTCTCTGTTCAGCATCGGGTTAGGGAATAAACCGCCCGCATGAATAACGCGTTTTCCATTTTTTGCCATGTTGATTACTCCGGCATTGAGGTGAAAGATTCAGTAGGGGTGTGGGTAAAGGCGGAGTTCAGTCCCATTGAGAACTGACACTGGGCATACAGACCATCGAGGGCTGCGCCATCTAATGCGTTAACCGCCAGATCATCCAGACCGAATTTGGCTTTGACTGCCGCACGTTTGTCAGCTTTTTCTTTGTCCGCATTGGCGGTCAGACCAGACTCAATCGCCGTGAGTTTCTCCACAAAAGGTTTAAACCATTCCGGGGGCTGAGCCGCGTTATTGGCGGCTTGCCTCGCTTTCTCATCGTCTTCTTTCTTTTGGCTGTCCTGCGCCTGCTTTTCTTTCTCTTTAAGCGAGTTATAAGCAGACAGCAGTTCCTCGTCGGATTTGCCGTCTGTGGCTTGATTCGCCGCTTTCAGGGCATTAATGATCATCTCTTTCATCGGGTTGTGTTCCTTATTGGTGTTGACTGCTTCGTATTCCGTGGGTTTGCGTACCACTTCCACAGATTCCCCCACGAATTCGGCGGTGCCGTCATCGTTCATGAGGTATTTTTGCTGGTAGGTTTTACCGGTGTGGTAATAGATGAATTTGTCCGGCCACACCGTTTCCGGGTAAGGCCAGTCATCCTCGGTGTAAGTCGTTTTTAACTTCGCTCTCAGGGCAGCATAAATGTCGTCAAAGGAGAAATTGGCGGCGTTGCTAAAGAAGAACTTCGTCTTATCAATCAGCCTCTCCTGAGTGCAATTGGCGGCATCAGACAGATTGACCTGTTCGACTTCAAGACACTCACCGTCAGCGTTCACAAACATCCCCACGCCTTCTTCCGGTGTCGCGGCCCCCGGCTCACTGACAGGGAGCACGGCGATGTGGTCAAAGTGCATATTCCGGGCAATCCAGCTATACGCCTTGCCTTTTGACTTGCCCTTATTCTGTTCCCGCTGGAGCAATAATCCGGTGGACACATGGATAGGATCGGTACTGTTCCCCGCGATAATGTCATCCACACGGGATAAGAACTCCTTTCCCTTATCTGAGGATCCGGCAAATCGCCGGTTAACCTTCACATCCATCATCACCCGGTCACCGTCTTTGCGGACATTCTCCGCCCAGGCGCCGATATGAAACTGATTTACCGCACGGGGCATATCAGCCGAAATATACTGACCATCAATGTTGGGGTGTCCGTAAGGCACCTGTTTCCCCTCCATTGACTGATAGCTTTTGTTAATCTCACTGGCGGGATATAATCCTCCGTTCATCACAACATCATCCACGACAGGCACCACGCCACGAATGACGATATGTGCATCACCATCAAGGGTCTCTGTTGCGATATTGGCGGAGTTTAAGGCCAGTGACTTAATATGAATTCCAAAGGATCCCATGCTGTCACCTTGTTGAATGGTTACTGAGTTGAATTGCCTTGCCAGCTTTGGCGTTCTTCGTCCAGTCGTGCGGTCAGGCCGGTGTTATACAATTTATCGTCCTCGTCCAGCACGACGGGCTGTTGCGCACAGTAGCAGCGGTAGCGATTACCGTTTTTGGCATAGAATTCCTCGACTTCCTGTTGGGTGTAGAGTTTTCCGTGCCGGACTGCATGCCATTGTCGGGTCGTCGGTTTCAGGGCTGATAACCACAGCAGCCGGGTATTTAACCCTAACCGCGCTTTGGCCCATGCCATTTCGTTCCAGTTGGCCTGCCGCAATGCGCCAAGCTGCTCTGTCTGGGCAATGTTTTTCGCCCGACTCATCGACACATCAAGACGTTTGCTGATAATGGTTGCCGTCTCTTTGGGGTTAATCCCTCGCGCAATCGCCTCCGCAATCACATGGGATAAATCTGCCCTTGCCGCATCAGATAGCCCTTTCCAGTCGCTGTAGGTGGAGACGAGCGCCACCGCCACCTGATTCTGATAAGCAGGCATGGATAACAGCGCTGAAAGCGTGGTGTGCTGGGCATAGACAGCGGACTGCGCCGACAGATTGGTATAAGCGTTTACAGTGCCGCGCTGGTACGCCTGCGCCACATACTCGAAAACCCAGAGCTGGTCTTGACCGCCTGCCAGCAGATAGTCGTCCAGAATGAGTTGTATCTGCTCAAGCAATAAGGCCAGCTCAGCGGCTGACAGGTCATAGATAAAACTGCCCGCATTGACCTGATAGAGTGTATTGCCATGCAGGGTATGCGATAACCCGGCATTGTCTGCCTGTGCTCTACCGGTTAAGTGCAGATTAAAGAGCTGTCTGAGGGCCTTTTTGATGTCGTAGTATCGCTGTTCGATATCCCGGAACATCTTGTTGACGGGGCGGTATGACTGGGTAGGGTCGCGTTTATTTCTCGGTATGATCGGGGTTCCGATTCGGTTTCTGCTCATCAGTCAGCGGATCTCCTGCTGCGCCCTGGGGTTCAGGCTCGTCTTCTAGTGGCTCCAGCTCACCCACGGTACGAATTTCATTGGCGGTAAATATCGGAGTGCCAAATGCCTGCTGGGTTTTCAGGGCCGCTTCTGCCATCTTAATCATATTGTCGATCTTCTCCTGCTCACTGGCGGCGAGCATGTCAGACCATGCAATAGTGACCTCGCCAGAACCGGGCGGTGTGATCACGCCAATCTCCCACAATCGTCGTAGCAACCGGGTAATATACTGGGTCAGAAATCCCCAACGGCGACCATTCAGGCGGACTTTCCATGTGGTATCGTCTTTGTCACCGGCTAACTTTCCGGTTTGTGTGCCAAACAGCACGGTAAACGGCACTTGCACAGACGCACAAAACTCACGGGTCGTCACTTCCCATGTGGGTGTGGGGTCGCCCGGCGTGACTGATAAGACATTCAGCTTGCCTGCCTGCATCACAGCGGCTGAGTCCGTTCCCCGATTGAGCTTACTGATTTTATCTTCCAGTGCGGCACCCAGATCGGGATAACCCGCCTGAATCGCTGCCGTAGTGATATCGTGTAAATTCGTTTCTTTATCAAACTCCACACCAATCTGACGGGAGGCATTCTTCAGGAAGCCTTCTGAGCTGCCTCCGGACACTTTTTCAATATCCAGCAGTTTGTTATAGCCTGCCCGAAGTAACGGCGTACCGGAAAAGATATCGCCATCCTCCGCCCCTTCACACAAGATAATGACGCGGGAGGGATGGATCGCCAGTTGCTTGGCGGGCCCCTGAACATCAACCTGACCGACCGGACGTTCATCAAAGTTAAACATCGTCGGCTGTCCGTAATTCTCTGAGTTGATATCCGAATCCCATTCCGCCACGGTAAGCTGAGATTCCCAGACCGGGATCAGGTTAACCAGTGCCTCCGTTTTTAACCGGGACACCACTGCGGTATCAATCGGCTCATGCCATGCCTGATTATCCTTCACCTGAATCAGCAATGCGGAGTAATGCCCAATCATATTACGGCGGTCAGCCTCTTTGATTTTCGCCCAGAACGGTTTGAGCAGCTTGGTGACCTCCCTTTCCCATGCACTGGTGACGCTGGATTCTTTCTTCTCCTCGCCCTCAATCAGAGTCGGGTTATCCTGCCAGCAGCCATCCAGTAGACGATGCACCGCCGCATGTGCCACGGCATGACGTTCATAGGCGTTGTAGTACTCACGAAAGGTGAGCCGTTCAGGGTAGCCAAACTCCGCGTAAATATTGGTGCGCTTGGTATTGCCACTGACACCGCCTGACACATACAGCCTCCGTTTAGCCAGCGTATCCGCCAGACTGTTGACCAGAAATTCTGTTTTGCTTTCATTCACGAAAGACGCTCCTTAAAAGAAAAAGGCACCGACTGCCTTGCGGTTATTCTTAGCCACTGCAAAATAACGGAAGCTATCAGCACCGTGTGACGTGAAGTCATGCAAGGGTTTATCTTTCCAGCAACCGCGTTTGTCATCCCACTCTTTACGGTAGCTTTCCAGATGGGAGATGCCTTCACTGCATTTCTCCTCGTCAAAGACGCACTTGGGCAGTATTTCACGCACAGACTCGATACCGGTATCTACCGCCACTTTCGGCACAACCCTGAAGATAAGCGAATAACGCTGACCATCGATTTCATACCCTTCCCGCGCCAGTTCCCGGCGTGATTTCGCATCCGAACCAAATTCCCGGTTATCGATATCATGGGGTCCCCAGTGTTCGCCGTAGGTGTAACCCTTGCCTTTCAGCACCTTCATATAGTGCCGTAGCCCTTCACCTGAATTCTCGTAGTAGTCGATAACGTGGAATTCTCCCCCGACTTCACGCACAAACCAGATAGCCGTGGAATCCCCGACACCGATATCCCAGAACGTATGGACAGGCAGATGGGAATTATCCGGTAATTTGCCAATGCGTTTGTTTTCATACAGCCAGCGGAACTGCTTGGCGTAATAAGCACCTTCAACCGATTGCTGGAAAGCTTCAGCGGGGAGCGAGGGATATTCCCGCTTCATGTCATCACCCAGCGTCTTCTCTTTGGCGAGATACCACGCCTGCTGGCGTTCGGTCAGGGTGATGCTGTGTTTTGCTTTCAGTTCAGCGAAGTAATCAGCCAATCGCTGCGGTGTGGGCTCGACCGGATCAATGGCATACAGCGGGTTTTTCCACCATGAGAAGAAAAAGAATTTCCAGTCAAGGTTAGAGAGTCGTTTGCCTTGTATCAGGGCTTTCTCCGCCATCTGACAGTAGTCAAAGAAATAACCTGCCCGCCCTTCTGCCGTGCTCTCAATCGTGGTGAAACAATCCGTTGATACCGCCTCAAATGCTCCGGTGACAATTTCACGCGCTTTGTCGGGGAACTTGGCGCAAATCTTGCCGAACTCGGACACATGCAGATAACGCAATGTCCCCCCACGAAACGACGTGGAGACATATAGCGATCCGCCTTTTTGAAAGACCAGCTCTCCTGCCGCATCGTTACTGGCCGGATTCGCCGCCTTAATCTCGTCAGGCAATCGGTCGTAAGCATATTTGACCTTTTCCCGAAACAGGCGCTTGGCATCATTTAAGGTATGCGCAATCAGGGCACATCGGGCGGATTCGAATAACGCCGCATCGAGCTGGATAATGCAGACTTCGGTGGTAAACCCCAATTGACGGGCTTTGAGAATGATGTTACGGGTGTGAATGCCTTCGAAATACTCCAACTGCTCTGGGGTCATGTTGAATCTGACCGGACGGCCCTCTTTGTTGGTTATCCAGTAGAGATTGTTGAGTCGCCAGAGCTTATCGCGCAGTAACGCTAAATGTGCCGGCTTCATGCTATCCCTTAGACAGTTCGTCCATCAGATCAGACAGTGTACCAACAACATCGTGTTCTTTTTTCACCTGCTCACGGAAAGCCTGAACACTGATATGCTTGCCAAGCAACTCAAGGTTCTTCACCTTATCCGGCCACTTGATTTTCTTGAGTAACGCAGCCGTATCCTGTGAGCCCACTTCAAGGACTTCCAGACCAGATAAAGTGGTGCGCCACACTTTGGGCCAGTCTTTGACGGGCTTGAGTTCACCGCCATCTGTGAGAATATCGAGCACATCCATCTGGTCGATTTCAACCAGCCGTTTTAATACATAAGTCGCGTTGATCCCGACTTCTTCATTACGGTCTGCTTTGAGTTCGGCAATACGTGCCTGGATATCAGGTTTTGACAAGTTCTCAGATGCAGTACGGTTTGCAGTCTTCTCGCTGTACCCCGCACGAATAGCCGCTTGTGTCGCGTTCAAATCAACGAGGTACTCGCGACAAAACATTTCTTGTTTGTCGGTGAGTGCCATTTTTTTTCCTATAAAGCAAAAAACCACCCGAAGGTGGTTATTGTCATATTAGATATCTTTTTCCAACTTTCTACGAGTTAGCTCCTGCACTACTTTACCAAAATCTGGATCTGTATAAACTAAAGCTGTGTATTCTTTCCCTCGTTCTACATTTAACTCGATTCTTACTGTGTCTCCATCAAAACCCATAAATACATTGCCACCATTTCTTTTCACGTTATCAATCTCTTCCTGCGATGGCATTGATGATGGCGTTCCATATTTTCTCTCTAAGGATCCCTTTAGTGGTAATACTCGACTATCCATAATGATATCTAATCTTTTAAATTTTCCATTTAAAAAAAGTGCCGTTGCGCCATGCTTCTTGTCAGCAAATAAAAAATCAGTACATAAATAAAATGTAACTTCCTTCATTTGAGGAAAATTTCCTACTTTTTCAAAGTTACACAATTTTTTCGAAAGAAATTCTTTTTCTGCTATACCAAATTTTGCATCTTTATACCCGTCAACTGCCATAGCACCAAAGCTAACCATTCCTAGTACAAGCATAACTATCAATTTTTTCATGTTATCTCCTTTTATTTTAGGTAATGATAACAATTAAATGCTCTACAGACCTCTATCACCCCCATTTATGGGTATTTTATAAAATTTTGTGGCATTGAAATAAACGAAATATTTCGCTGAGTGCTAAGTCAAAGTGACAACCTTAATCATCGCCATTTTTACTCATAAAATCAGTCAACTCAATTTTGAGGAGGCATTGACTGAACCCCCGGTAAGAATGGCTGAACCTGCTCAATCATGCGTTCGCGGGCAGCAAGCAGTAACTGCTTTCTCCCTCCCGCGCCCCAGTGACTCATTTTGCGAGCACAAGCACTGATATCCCTTGTCTCTGCTTCAATGGTCAGATCTAAGCGATTCAGACGGGCCATGACATCAAACTCGTTCCGGACAGCATCACGGAAGGTGTTATAAACCCGAATTTCAAATTCAGGTTTAAGCCAAGCCGCATATCTGATGACTAATAACTCAACACCCCATATTCCCGGATTAACACCGCCATTGTTAATCCTAACTGGTTGATTTTGTTCCAGAGGACTTTTTTGTCCTTTGGTCAGTACCTCTATAAATCTCCTGACCTGAGCACTTCGAATAAATTTGCTCGGCTTTTGAGATTCGGTTGCTTCTCCGTTAGCAACTGCAGCAGCATGTAAGTCATTGAGGTTATAACGTCCTTCATTATCGACACGAACTGAGATGCCATTAATAGCGACTGTTGGGTATTTCATTATGTGGTTTCCTATAGAAAGTGAACCTGTTAGCACAGAAAATCCGCCCCAAGAACACCACATAATTAACGGTTTTCTCAGATTCACTTTCTGTAGGTTCTTGGATTAGATAGGCGCGTGCTAATGCGCGAAATTCAGATACAAAAGCCACCACGATATGTGATGGCTCGGGGTATTCCTTTAACCACTCAGGGAATAGGTAAAGAAATATTGGGTTTAGTTTCAGTTGATAACTAATTGTTAAGCATTATTCGCTTGATGTTGCAGTGTGATGGGTTTATCAGGTTGTGTGGTAGTAATGCTGTAAACGATGCGGGTAATAACTATGAGAAAATATCTTCTTTACCTAATAGCTGGCTCAACGCTTTTAACTTCAACGCCAACCTATTCTGCGACTTGCTCGATGTTTACCCCAGGCAGCTCAGCATGGAGTAGCTGTTTAGTTCAATGTACAACGGTACACCCGGGAGTATGGAATTACATATTGTGCTTATAATAAAACGAAGTAGGACGGCACTCCCACCGTCCTCTCACTTACACTGCGTCCTCACATACTCCTGCAACCCCGAATTATTTGTTCTGAGGTAGCTACTCAGAATGTAGTTGGTTGAGCCACAGCACGAACCCAGCACATGATTCCCTTTTGCAGATCAGTCCGACCTTCAAGCAACCAACGCATATCAACATTTGTGTTGGGTTTTACGAGATGATCATAAAGTTGACCTATTTCCTCACCTAGTGCCTTAATCTTGTTCATGCAATCAATTTCATCTTGGGATAATTCACGGTAACCAGTGATTTTACGGTGTTGATTTTCCATTATTTCCTCTGCATTCAGTGTTGATATAGTCTTGTAAATACTCAGTCTGCTGCCTGTTTTCCGCCATCATTCTGAGGAGATCGTAATAATCTTGTTTAGCTGATTCTGTAAGTTGTGGGGTTCCTGCATCGCCCACGCTGCCGGAGGAAGCGGTTTCAGACACAGGACAGCTGGCTTTGATGCGCAGCTTGCGACGACCAGCGGCAACATCAGCCCGAAGAGTGTTGATTTCAGTCTTGGCATTGGCGAGTTCCTGAGTGTGGGTCTTGTCCAGCTCTGCGAGGTGTTTAATTTGCTCTTGCTGCTTATTTATCGCAGTGAGTTGCGCTTGATACCTCTCATTCAGCTCTGTGTAGTCCTTACTTTTTTTCTGATACTGCCAGTAAGTTAAACTGAGCAGAGTAGATAGAAGAGCCAGCGCACCAATCATGAAAAGCTGGATGTTGAATTTCATAACAACTCAAACGCTCGTTCGAACGTCTCCATCGGATAAGGTTGCCTGCCGTTCTCATGCCGGATAATCGACTTAGCCAGCGCAATTAACGTGGGCTTATTAACGTCAATCCTCTCGAACTGGTCAACATTGAGCGCCTTAGCAACTCCATTAATATAAGCTGTCGTGTTATTCTCATTGGAAGGTGCCCAGCGATTAATCATCTTAGATACGCTGTTATGTCCGCCCTTGTGATAATTACACAGCAGTTTCATCAGTGCCCGAATGCCATACTCTGGCGACTCGAACCGACAGAACCGCTTCTCAATATTCGGGTTATGAGATAATAGACCTTGCCACTTGTTCACGGGGTTGTAATCAATATTGCCGGGATTATTGTTACGAATGCCTCTCGTCATTGTTGCCTCCCGCTTTCTTCTCCGCCGCCTTACGCAGCCATTGACCAATAAAGTCTGTCCCCAGATAGCCAATCACCACACTGCCGATGTAGGCCAAGTCAGGATTCAGGCCAAACAGATTTAATACATCACGAATGAACCAAGCGAACATGGCACACATAAAGGCATCAATTGACACCTTTAACCAGCCGCCGCCTTGATAACGGCCGCGAAGAAATGCCATTGTCCCGGCGAGGGTTGCCCCGATGCCTTGCTCTCTTATCGAGATGAGCCAGTCACCGAGATGTACCCAGATATCAGGATTTTCTTTCATTTTCATATTCCACCCCATTAGAACAATGGGCGTCCGTGGGGTGAAATAAGCTCGCCCCTGTGAGTAGGTTAAAAGTAATAAATTGATAGTTAAGGTATACTGTTAGATCAGCCAAATATTTACTAAACGAATAGAGGGATGGCTGACTACCTCAGTAAAAAGGACGCAAATGCTAGACCAAGAAACAGAATTCTATCTCAACCAAATTAAAGAAGAGATGAAAGGACAACAAACTGTAGTCCAGCTACTTATTCACCATATTCTTAAAAACTTAGAAAGCAAGCCCGGTTGTGAGAATTTCACTAATGAAGTTGTCGCGTCTTTAGAGGCATTAAAACAGCAAGTCTGGTCAGGAAAAGACGCTATTGATGCCGCTATTGCCTTAACAAAAGATCCAACAAAACATAGATGATACACTGCGGCCTCTAGGCCGCTTTTTCTGCCAGCCCAATTTGGTCGCAGTATTGTTTTGCATAATTTTCAGCACGTTCAAAAAACGCAGCAAAGGTGCTTTCAGGATCAAAAGTTTCTTTATACTTTACGATAAGTTTATTTTCATAATCTTCATGCCCGCAAAATCCTGATACTTTGACATCAACAGCTAATTGCTTTCCCGTTAGCATATTGACAGTGAAAGAGCCAATTCCGACATCACGATGACAACCAGCAGACATGAGGCTAGTCGTTGTTGTTGTTGGCATCCCAACTTCAAAAAATAATGTCATGATAAACCTCACTAGTAAGTTAATAGGATGCCAGCCGCAATAAGAAATACTGAGGTTCTGTGAGTGATTGCGGTGGCATAAATTAAAAAGACCACGCAAATAGCGTAGCCCTGAAAACAATATCGTATTTTAATCGCATTTCCAGTTGACTAAATACGATTTAAATCTTATTATCTAATCATCCCAAGCGGATATGTTCTTTAACAAATGAGGAAACGATGGTTACGGTTCAATGGACGAGGAAAGCACGAAAACAGTTGCTTTCAATCGATACCAGATACCGGAAAGCTATCAATGAGAAGGTTAACCAACTTGAAACCTTTCCTGCAGTAACATTGGACATCAAGAAGCTTCATGACCTTGATAACCAGTACAGACTGAGGGTCGGCGACTACAGGATAATCTTCGAAATCACTGACGGCGAACCGGTTATCTGCTCGATAATGGCAGTCAAACGGAGAACATCGACAACGTACTAGGCGGGGTAACCCGCCATTTCCTCATTATTAAATTCACCGCGATTCTTAGCCAACCGGATGAATATATGACAATGCAATACATAAACGATGAAGCAGGAAAACCACTGTATGTTGTCCTACCAGTAGCTGAATACGAAAAGCTTATCAGCGCAAAAGGAGATTGGGAGGATGTGCCCTACACTCCGTCAAAATACGATGATGTAACCGTGCCTAATGGCGTTGTGTCTATCATGGTTGACCAGGATGTTTCTATTCTGGCAGCTTGGCGCATCTATCGTGGGCTGTCTCAGTACGAAGTCGCTGAAAAGCTCAACACAGCTCAATCCACAGTGTCTCAGTGGGAGGCATCAGATCGACCGCAGAAGCGTACACGGGAAAAACTGGCTGCACTATACGACTGCACGCCAGAACAACTCATTCCATAACCCAACGGCCCCACTCAGGGGCTGTTTACTTTGGCTGAAATACAAAAAGGCTACGCCGGAGCGAAGCCTTGAATTCAGGATATAGATTGGAGTTATTCCCAATCACAGTTAAAAGTTTTGATTTGACCCACTTGTTGCATTTGCTGTAATAAAGTACCTAGTTTTTGCGCTTCAGAGTTTTGATACCTAAACTCAAAGGAATAAAGTACGCTATTGTTTCTTCTTGGTAATGGCTTACCAAGATTATAGGCTAGACCATCCACCGTGATCACAAGGCTTTTATTTTGGAATAAATTTTCTACTTTCTGACAATTTTCTTTATCTGGTTTAGTCGTTATATCAAAATAAAGAATTCCTTGATTCCAAAGAAAAGCCCATATTTTCGCAATATCAGCATTATTTTTCTTTATGTTTAGAGTTCCAAAATGATGCCCCCAGTCAGGATTCATTATATATCCCCAGGCTACTGGCTCATTTGGCAAGCTAGGATTATTATATGTTCCACTCCCTGATATAAGATTAAAGGACAACGTATAATCCAGCAAAATCCAGTCACAAGCCATCATATCTTCCTGTGTTGGCTGCCAAGATGTTGTTCCCTCTTTATCCACTATTCCAATTTGAGGTAAGACATTGTTATCCGTTGAACCCTGAAGTAACTTTATATATTCAACTTGCGCATCCCAACCATTGCGGCGAACTAGCTTCCCCACATACACTTGAATCAACGCCCACGGCAAAGAACCAACAGGCGCTACATTATCTACTTCGACATCAATCTTCTCATTATACTTATACTGGTCAGGATCAAACGGACATTGTTTATTATCCAGCTTATTAACGTCAGACATAAATCCCTCACTTTATTATTCGTTAAAGGTCATTTCATCCTACTGCTAACTAGCCAGTTAATATTACTGAGGCCAGATTTTTATCTCAATTGAATAACCTGTAACAAAATCAATACGCCTTAAAATAGGGCTGCGCATTATAAAATCTGTCTGTTAGTCGAGTGCGTGATTCAGTGAGTTGTAAACTCAAAGTTTACTACTGACAGAAAGTATTTCGTTAATCTCTTGCTCGGTTTGCTTAAACCGTTCCTCTTCCAATTCCACACCCAACACGCGGCGATTCAGTTTCAACGCGGCTTTCAGTGTCGCCCCGGAACCCATAAAAAAATCAGCCACCAGATCCCCTTCCCGGCTACTGGACTGAATAATATGCGCCATTAAATCAGCAGGCTTTTCGCAAGGGTGCTTGCCCGGATAATACTGCACAGGCGCAAACTGCCAGACATCGGTATAAGGCACTTCTGCTGTGACTGAGAACGAACGGCGCATTAAGCCGTACTCCTGCCGCAGTTCTTCATACTGGCGCGATAATATCTGGTGTGATTCCACCAAATTAGAATAAGGCTTGTTCAGCTCGCCACGCTGATGCTTTTCTTTAGCGATACAGTCAAATAACACCTGCAGTTTTTGATAATCCTCTTTATTGGGTAACTGCCACTGGCTGTCGCTGAACCAGTGACTCGCCATCTGCTTTCCTGTAGCAGCGTGAATTTCTTTTGCCGTGACGCCTAACGCTTTCCGGGCATCACGAAAATAATCGATTAGCGGCTTAAACACCGACTGTTTCAGTTCCCGACAGTGACGGGAATAGCCATCCCCTTTCGGGTGATAAGGGCCTTGGTAATGTTCGGCAAAAATAATACGTTCAGTGGCGGGAAAATACATCCGCAGGCTTTCTTTATTCTGCCTGCGCCACGGGCCAGATGGTTTCGCCCAAATAATATGGTTCAACACATTAAAGCGTTCACGCACGAGCAGCTCAGTATCGGAGGCCAAACGTGAACCACAGAACATATACAGGCTGCCATTGGGTTTCAGCACCCGCCAGAACTCAGCCAGTAGCTCATCCAGCCACGCAAGGTAAGCCGTCACATCGTTCCACTGATTATCCCAACTGCAGTCTTTTACCCGAAAGTAAGGCGGGTCAGTCGCAATCAGGTCAATACAGTTATCCGGCAGGGTTTTGATAAATTTCAGAGAGTCGTCGTTAATTAATGTGGTACTACTTAAATTCACTGGCTATTCCATACATCGACGCTGACGGGTTCTCAGGAAAGCCACTGGGTGAAGGCTGGCGTTATTGCATCACCAGCCAACATTTCACCGCTTAAGACATTGCCCCATCAAAGGCAACGTTTGAAAAACGTCTCATTGTCCCGGCTTTCCATCAGACCAGCCAGACAAAATTGAGTTAAAAGCAATTGGCAACGTGGCCTTGTTAGCCCCGTTAAGGTAGAAATGTCTGAAACAGACGCCCAGTTATACAGAGGCACTGTTTCTAAAACGCAGGAAGCTGTTGTTGTCATATCTTCATGTTTTAGCATGATAATTTCAAACCTTTGGTCAGTTATTCGGCGTGAACACACATGTAACTCTGACCAATCACAACAGCAAGTCTTATGTTTATTTCAGGTATAAAAAAACCCGCGAGTGCGGGAGTATTGTTCTGGTAAGGCACCTAAGAAACACTGACGGCAACCTTACCAAAAATTATTGCTAATTTGATAATTAAAGTCAACACGTTCTATGCAATTTTTTTAATTTTCTCTACACGTTTGCGCGAATTAAACGCATTTTTCAAAGGTTGGTATAAAAGATAGAGACTTGCATTAAGAATTTCATTCACCTCATTCCGACATGTCCCCATTGATGGCTTTTTCAATCGCCCTCCTGAGCGTGTCATCATTTTGCGGGGAGATGCAACTTTATGATAGTAAGTTGAAATTGCCAGTTTAGAGGCATTGTGGGCGTAGTAACTGAGTAAAATACCGTAGGCTTTCCGGTCAATACACATGACGGAATCGACAACCTGAGAAATCAACATACCATCATCATCATTGCATATCGGCCTCTCTTGATGCTTACCCGGCTCTACACTCATCATGAACTTATAAATCATGTTGAACTGGCGCTTATCAATCCGGCCACTGTAAACCCATGCGCCCCATAGATTTAACCAGCCATCAATCCAGTCCTGCTGCTCTTTGATGAGCTGTTTTTCTCCTCTATAACCCATCTTATCCCCGCAATACTGAATGGTGTTTATCGTACTTGGTTGAGAACATGATTAAACGGCCTGCTGTTCTCGTTTTACGCGCCTGAATCACTTTCAATCGGGCGTGATCACACTGCAGAACCACATGATTTTTTCTTGTTGTTGAATGGAGATACCGTGCTTCTTCAATTGCTATGTGTAAGTCTGTGAATTCCATTAATCCAGTTCCCATATCTGGACATCAAGACAGCCGCCCTTAACCAGATCACCCCGCATGATCTGCATATCATCAATCTGATTATCATCGACCCAGAAATTGGCATGAGTCAGCGAATCGAAGACTGCTTTCGGCAGGTTATCGATGTCTCTTCGGCGTCTATCTGGGGGATGGGCGATTATTTTTATTTTGATGCGGGATGCTGTGCGGAGGTCTAAATGCTGCTGCTCGATGAGGTTTATGATTTGTTGTCGGTACGTTTTACCCTTATCGGTTATGTAGTGACCCCATTTTGAGTGTTTCCAGTAATGGTTAACAGTCGGTGGCCACAGTAGCTTTAATTCATAGTACCCCAACCAATCCCCTCCTGGTCAGCTCCTTAACGGTCAGAACAATAGACCTGTCCATCTCGTGTCGGCGCTCTGCTTTACTCATCTCTGGGCCATTATCGATCGCATAATGACATTCAGGACACAGAGCCGCTGTAAGGCTATCGTCAACTTTTAACCCCATGCCTTTCCCCTCGTTTCTGTGCGCGACCTGAATGCCATATTGTCCACATCGGACACAGTCTTCAATCTGCCCAACGGCGGCCAGCCATTTTCTGCTGCGGTAAATTTGTTGCTTCACCTGTTTTGCTCCTGCTTAAATTAAAAAAATGACAGCAATCGATTCTCAGTTATCTGATTGCAGCCCCTGAAAATATGTCTGAGTGCAGCGTTTATCATGGCGCTGTAACACCGCTCAAATTCATCCGGCTCCATGTTGGCGTAAGACAGACTCTTGGCCTCTGTCCGTATCTCGCCATTGAGCCTGACAGTCTGTTCGTAGAACCCTGCCAGAATGGTTAAATCCTTTCTGAATCGGGTAAACTGACTATGTTCATCCATACAATCCAATCCCGCCTTATCAGCAGCCCAGTGCTCAAAGCAAAACTTGAAAAAGGCGAACATTTTGCGGTGAAACGCGGGGTTTCTGGTGAGTTTGATATCGGCGGTGTACATCTCGCCGTTTTTGAATTTGGTTAACCGGGGTAAGTCGTGTTCGAATGCGGGAACAAATACCCCTCCCGGCGATTTGACCATCTGTATTTCCATTTGGTCTCCATTTTGTCCTCTGATTTTATGCCTGAATACATTAATCTGACCATTGTTCAACCATACCCATAAAACAGCCTGTAATTAACTCTAATGAATTTTAACTTCAACTAACCTAATGTTATGACTTATCGTATTTAATCCTCCCTGTATTAATCTCACAGCGAAATAACGGCATTAATCAATTCAATTAGATTATTTTGATTTTCATCCCGCATTTTCTTCCAATAACCATTTTTCGATTTCAGCATTCTGATGTTTCGCCAGACGCAATGCCTCCAGTCGGTCAGATTCGTCCGATTCATCCAATGTCATGATCAGACAAATTTGCGAGATAATTTTCAGGAATGTGTGGTTGGTACGTTCGATTAGCTGTTTGGTGTCTGGTTTTTCTTGCTGTGTCATTTAAAGTCCCTGCGGTATTCCTATCTATGCTCTAAAAATCTTTCTTGTGTTGCTTATTAGACCGGTCTTCATTGCGTTTTGCCCTGAGCTCACCTTCCACCTGATCGATGGGGAGTAGGCTTAAACCTTTTTGCTCAATGTAGGTAGTGCCTGATTTTCCATGTCTGTTGAGTCGCAATATCAACTCAGTCAGTGTTTGGTCGGATTTCTCGTGGTAGACTGAATCTCGATAAACCCCCATCCAGTAATCACAATCCTGCTCAATCTGCCCCGTATCACGGCTGTCACTTGGCATCGGCCGCTTGTTGGCTCGTTCTTCGAGGTTGCGGTTCAACTGTGTCAGCAGGACAACAGTGGTATCCAGTTCTTTCGCCAGTATCTTGAGGCCCTTAGTAATATTCCCGTAAGCAATATCATTCCGATCTGCCTTTTCGGTCTTCATCAGGGTCAGATAATCAACACCGATAAATCCAATCTTGCCGACCTGACGTTTGATTTTTCGACACTGCGCCTGAATGTGTCCGAATGTCATTCCCGGCGTATCGTCGATCCAAACATTCGGTGTATTTTTCAGTTCACCGATAGCCTGACTGAGTAATGCCCACTCGTAGTCGTCCTCAATACCACCATAGAACGCATCTGAATTTATTCCAGATTTCTGGCTAACCATGCGCTCAAAAAGTTGTTTATCCGTCATCTCCATGCTGAACATCAATACTGGAAGCCCATCACCCGCGACGTTCTTCGCCATCTCAGTTAACACTGTGGTCTTACCCATTTTAGGACGCGCACCGATAACAAATAGCGATCCATTAGCGATGTACTTAGGCGCTAGCATTTCGTCTAAATCCCGTAATCCCGTCTTAAGTCCCACGTGTAACTCTGGGTTGTTGAAACGCTCTTCAAGTTCTGTGAACCACCGATCGGCAATCTCACTCAGTGGCTTAAGCCCGGTTTTATTGCCGATAACACCGTTTTCTGCTGCTTCTCCCATTATTCGTTGAGCTATATCCATTTTTTCGGTAAACGTGAGTGTGCTAGGTGTCATCAACAAACGTTGAATTTCATTGGTTTTCTCAATGGCATAACGTTCAGCAGCGGTTTCCTTGAGTTTCTTAGCATAAAACACAATGTTAGCTGTGCTGGGGGTGTTCTTGGATAACTCTGCCAGATACGCAAATCCCCCTGTACCATCAGACTTTCCTGTATTCTTCAGGCGATCATCAACCGTGAGAATATCAATTGGCTGACGCTGACCATTCATCGTCCGCATCTCGGTATAAATCAGACCGTGGTGGCGGCTATAAAAATCATCCGAGGTTAGCATTGAGAAGACGTACTGTGCGTTATCGCTCTGGGGATCTAGCAATAACGCGCCGATAACACTTTGTTCTGCTTCGAAGCTGTAAGGTACTTGATTAATTGCGGTTGCGGTCATTAGCTCTGTCCTCTTTGACGGATACATAACATTGGTCGGTGATGAGGTAATCCAGATTCTTGGCTCGCCAGTAACCGCCTTTGCCGTTCGGACGGTCTTCCATCATCCAGCGACAGTGCTCGGCAATGTAACCCAGATAACCTTTCCAGTTTTCCAGTGTGAATGACCTATGGTGCAGAGATTGATACTCCCTGTTGGCACGTTGCCAGAACGTCCGCATCTTGGATTTTCTGCCATCACGCAAGACAGTAACCCTTGCCATTTCTGGCAGGATTTCGTGGTAGGCATCGATCATGGCTTGGTAGGGAACGGGAGTTGATTTCTTAGACGAAGATTTTTTGACTGGTTGCGGTGAGTTGTTTTCGCCAGAAAACTTACCAACTACATCTTTAGATGTAGTTATATTATATATATTGTTGTTTATGGACATGTCTTGGACAAACGTTGGACACTCCACCTCTTCACCCCTTGCTACATCTGGATTTGCGTTGGACAACTGCCGGACAACCGTTGGACAATTTTCACCTTGAAATTCGTCATATTTCAGTACAGTAATTATGCTGAATTTGTTGTTTTTTGACTCGGATGAGATCATGCCTTTGGATTTAAAACTGCGCAGTAATGCCCTCATTTTGTTATCCTCAATACCCGTCTGAGCACATAGTTCTGGTCTGCTTGTCATAAGCTGACCACGACTCAGCATCACTTGGCCTATATCAGATTCAACAGTGCCTGGCTTACTGTTTGCCTTCAGGATCAGATGCAGCCATAAATGAACAGCTTCGGAATCCTTTTTATAAAAGTCACAGTCCATTATTTGTCTGTACATCAAGGCAAACCCCTTGCCCGATTTTCTCGGTGTTTCTGTTTCCCTTTTTAGTGCAATAACATTACTCATGGCGATCATCTCCAACCAGCTCCTTCCGAAGTTCTTTCCGTAATTTCGCGTCATCTAAAAGAGCACGAAGATGTTTAACTCCTTCCTTGGTAACGGAACGAGCCTCCCGATCGCGCATGTTATTTTTATGCACGGCTATGTGATTAAATTTGGTTTTCATGTATAATTACTCTCGTGAAATGTTGTTCTGAGGGGAACACTGCATACTTCCCCTTGTCGTTAAATCGACATCTCAATTTGCATTTCTGAAGCCTCGTTGGTTGCCGCCTTCGAGGTTTTTCTTTTGACCTTACCTTCGCTTTCCAAAGCCTGAATTAATCGCTCGGCATATATCCCTTCGATTACCACTACAGATTTACTATCTGCATCAAATATCTCAAACGCCCATTCAGGTAATCCCAAATTCACGATCATTAAACTCGCTAATCTGGCGATCCGGTTCTTATCCTTGCTTAACTTGGATGGATGAATACCCATTTCGCTTGCCAGTTCATTATTCCCAAATTCAAATACTTTCTTGTGAAAATAGCTCTCAAGCATCTGAGCTTTACGCGTATCACGAGTATTTTTGACAGTTTTTGCTATTTCCATTTGTTATATTTCCTAAAGTGAAATTCAGTTAACAAGTTATGTTTTTTATATGACGAAAAGCGATATCAACTATTCTGAGATGAATAATGGTTAACACGACTTAGCCTCTTGATGAATAAGCCTTTACGGGATCTACGCCCCGATTGCCTGAGTTCTTACTCGGCGCTATTTCAATTTGCTAGGGTTCATCAATAGCTTGTCGTGAAGATAGATTGTTAAAGAGCAATGACCGTTACATCAATCCCTTATCGGGGTTTGCTGCCTGTAGTAACCATTTTTCGGTGAACTTTCCGTTAGAATGTTCTGCAAGCAATTTTGAATAACTGGTTTTTCCTGTGTACTCGGTTCGGGGTAAGCAGCCGTTTTGTACCCACTTCCAAACTGCAACGGTGCTTTTCCCGCAGATCTTTGCTGCAGCGGTTTGCCCACCGACTGCACTAACTGCGAATTCAACTGGGTTCATTTGGTTAATATCCTTATTAAGTAAATTAACTGTTAGTTAATTCTAAATTCTAACTGACAGTTTAGTCAAGTCTGGATGATAATTAACTCATGGTTAAAAATACTGATAAAGTTGAGTTCACCAAACGGCTAAAAGAGGCATGTTTAGATGCTGGATTTGCCGGACGTGGGCTAGGCAGGAAAATTACTGACGCCCTCGCCGAACAAAAAATAAAAGTCAGCGGCCCTGCGGTCTGGAAGTGGTTAAATTCAGAATCAATTCCAGACTCCAGTAATATTTTGGCATTAAGTAGATGGCTTGAAGTCCGGCCTGAGTGGTTGGAATATGGTAGAGGTTCTAAAGAACAAGACGGAATACCTTTATCAAAAGTTGAAGCTGAAGAGATTCAGTCTTGGGATTCCATATCCCCTGCTCCAGATGATGAGGTTGCAATACCATTCTTTACAAGCATAGAGCAGGCGGCAGAAAACGGATATCACACTAACGAAGAACACAATGGATTTAAGGTAAGATTCTCACTTTCTGTGCTTCGTCGATACGGAGCTGATCCGGCTAATGTAATGGCACTTTCTGTTTATGGAGACAGTATGTCGCCAGTAATTCCAAATGGCTCAACTGTAACTGTTGATAGAGGTCATCAAAACATTGTTGACGGAGGCATATATGTCATCAAGCAAGATGAATTATTCCGCATCAAATTGTTATATAGGCAGCCGGGAAAATTAATAGTTCGTAGTTTCAACTCTGCTGAGTTTGCTGACGAAATAACAGAAATACAAAACGTTAAAATCATAGGTAGAGTCATTCACTGGTCAGTAATGGCTTGGTAGCCCTTCAGAATCACTTTCGTTTCTCATATATATAGCCGCTAACCATGCGGCTTTTTCTATCACCCTCCTCTAATTTATTTGATGTAAATCACACTTCCCTCACCAGTTAATAAATTTATTAACTAAAAATTCAATTAGTTAAGATTAAATCTTAATTTAATTAACCATAAGTTATTGACTATAATTAACCATTAGTTAATAATTTATTCCATCCAAGGCACACAGCCGAAAGATAACTCAGTATGCTCTTTAACAATTTGGAAAGTCGGAACAGCACACTACCTACTGTTTAGACCCCTACGCAAAAATGCGATGTACCACCGAACGCGATCCGGTCGGTGGGATGGTTAGCACCGCACGAGAGTGATTACGGGCGCGAACGGGCAACACTGGCAGTAGGAAGTTTGCAAGCGCAAAATAAACCAATAGGAGAACCAATCATGGTTTAGCAAAGCGGATAGACCGCGAAGTTTAACTTGAAGCTGCTGTTATGAAGCAGCCCCGAATCTCTCGATGAAGAGAGCCAGATGCAGGTACGCACTGCAACACGCGCTGGTGAGGGTTAATGAGGAAGAAGGCGTGCCGGTACTCCAAGCTGACTGCCAATCAGCTACCGGTTAGAGGTGAGGGATTCGCGGAGATACCCCTGACTACGGTCTCAAGGGCATGAGCGCGACCACTGCGAGAGTGTGGTTCAAAGTGCAGTTGGCTTTGAGGTATGAATCGCCATAGCATCAAAGCCAATTAACGGGAGAGGTTTTATGTACGAAAATTACAAGTACGGGAATTTCGATAAACTGGAAAGTGCCATTGATGATGCTCTTAATCAGGCTCGGAAATACCGAAAAAAATACTTTTGGAAAAATAATGAGTCGAAACCTAGTGCTACCAAACAAGAGCCTGGCACTGCTAACATGCCCAGCAGCCTAATCACCGTAGTAAATAAAAAACCAGTTTCAACCAAAACCAAATCCCGCCGTTGGTTGGAGTCAGGCGGGATTACTGCGAGGGCGTGAATATGTGTGAAGCTATACTGGAAATAGTCGAATTGGTTGATGTTTATGGGTGGAGTTTAAAGAGCGCCAAATTTGAAGCTAAAAAGAGATTAGGCATCGCAATAAAAGCACGCAGTAAAGACGGTTTTGTTAGCGCATTGCGGGAAATATATAAAAGTGCTTGTTAACTAACTCCAGCTCATTTCCGAGTGGGCTGTGGTGAGTGACTCTGATATATTCATGGATTCGACAATGAGATTCATGAGGGAACTATGGGAACATTGCTCATTGGTATATTTGTTTACGCTGCATTTGGTTGGAAGTACTGGTATATCACCGTTCCAATAGGAATATTTTTTGCTTTTATGGTATATAGAAAAAAAACTAGCAAGAGAGCCAGAATCGCATACTCAATATGTGCGATATTTTTCTTATGGCCGATAATATTATTACCAGCCATGATAGCTATTTATTTTATAGTTATGGGAGTTGGAATATCTTTATCATCATAATCAGTTAAATAACCTAATTACAAACACCAGCCTCGCATTCGTGAGGCTTTTTATTGCCTGAATTAATTCGCTAGCCTCAAAAATAAATCCAACACCAGGGATCTTATTAATCGTTTTTACTAACGAGGGGTTTTTACATGCGTAATAACATGCACGATGGAAGCGCGGTCGTTCCCGCAAAACCACAAGCTATCAGGAACAGGTGCACATGGAAGCGCCGAATTACTCTCTTTCTCATCTCATTAACTGTATTTATTCCCGTTTAATCACAATGGAGAAATAACACATGCGTCTCACAAGATTTGCAGTTAAAAAACGCCACGGCATGGAACAAATAGCGCGAATTGCTCAAGAGAACGAATTAACTGAATCAGAACTTGATGATCTGGTTAATGAAATTAAGTTCAGATTGTTGATGGCACGGAGCAAACAACGAACAGCCAAATTTGAAAGGCTCCCACTATGAGAAATTTCGGTTACAACACTTATGCTAATTGGGATCAGGCATGGAACAAAGCAGAAGAGGATGCTGCCTATCAGGAAATGATAGAGGAAGAACAAGGAGAAAAGACTTATGACTTGTATAGCAGTCTGCCAGAAGAGGTTGAGTCTGTTTTATCTCCAAAAATGATAGAGATTTTTGGTTCGCTGCTCGAAAAGAATAGCGATGCTGTTGAGCACCTCAATAACTTTTTGTACGACTTAAGTTTATTGGAAATTAAGAGACGGGAGGCAGCATGAAACGCTACTTGAGAAAGGCTGAACGCAAACAGGCTTTTGCAAAAATTGGAATATACGGTGACGCAGGATCAGGAAAGACCAGAACAGCAACAGAAATTGCGGTCGGATTATGGAAGACGTACAACCTAAAGAAACCCGTTGCAATGTTTGATACAGAGCCAGCAGCAACTTACATCATCCCATTCTTTGAGGCTGCTGGGATTGAATTTCTGGTTTATGACGAGAGCCGGGCAATCAAGGACTTAATGGGATTTTGGCGTGAAGCTGAGCAGGAATGTTCGATTATTATTGCGGATTCAATCACCCATGTATGGAAAGACTGTCAGGATAGCTATTTAAAGCAACTTAATAAGCAACGTCAGGAAAGAAACTCACGAGCTAAGCCTGTTTATCAGCTTGAGTTCCATCACTGGAAACCCATCAAAGCTAAGTGGGCTGAATTCACCGACTTGTTTCTCTCATCAAAGATTCACGCCATAGTGTGTGGTCGCGCAGGTTCTATTTACGAGTACCAGAAAAATGACGAGACAGGAAAGATGGAACTCATCACCAACGGTACAAAGATGGCAACAGAGAAAGAAATGGGCTACGAGCCTTCGTTACTAATTGAAATGATAAAGCACCGGGAAAATGGCCGCATTATCAACCGGGCATTAGTCGAAAAGGATCGCACTGACAGGCTTAATGGACAGGAGTTTGATTTTCCGACGTTCCAGACATTCGCGCCACACTTTGACTTTCTTAACATTGGCGGCAAGCACTTTGATTCGATGGAGCAGCACGATAGCGCAATACTGTTTGCCAACGAAATCACAGATGATGGTTTTCAGTATGAAAAACGCCAAAGAGAAATCATGTGCGAAGAGATAAAAGGAATATTTGTAAAACTGGGATTGGATGGCAACGGTTCAGAAGCAAAAGCTCAACGACTTAATTTAATGGAAGATATCTTTGCCACAAGGAGTTGGACAGCCATTGAAGGCATGAATAGCGATATTTTAAAACAGGGATACGGAAAGATTAAGTCGATGATCATCGATAAGGCAGCAGCCAATGGCTAGTAAAGGCGTTAACAAGGTTATTTTGATAGGCAACTTAGGTCAAGATCCAGAGGTTCGCTATATACCCAATGGTGGCGCAGTAGCTAACATCACACTAGCCACCTCTGAAACATGGCGGGATAAACAATCCGGAGAGATGAAAGAAAAAACGGAATGGCACAGGGTTGTGATATTCGGGAAACTCGCCGAAATTGCCGGTGAATATCTGAAAAAAGGCAGTCAGATTTATATTGAAGGCCAACTACAAACACGGAAGTGGCAAGACCAACAAGGGCAAGATCGCTATTCCACTGAGGTGGTGGTAAATATCGGTGGAACAATGCAGATGCTAGGAGCCAGACAGGAAAGCCAGCAGTCACCACAGCAGCACCCAAGACAGCAACAACAATCTCAGGGATGGGGGAAACCACAACAGCCACAATCAGCACCACCAATGGATTTTGACGATGACGTGCCGTTCGCCTCCATCGGCAAGCAATACCCCAACCATACTATCTACGTGATTTAACCAAAACAACTCTCCCCCCAACTTAGGATACCACCATGATCAATGTTGTCAGTTTCTCTGGCGGCAGGACATCGGCTTATCTCGTATATCTGATGGAACAGCGCCGCAAGCAAGGTGAGGATGTTCGCTATGTGTTTATGGATACAGGCGCTGAACATCCCAAAACATACGAGTTCATTCGTGACTTGGTTCAGCATTGGAAAATTGATTTAGTCTGCCTGCGGGTTGTGATTAATCCAGAACTGGGCAAAGGCAACAGCTATGAAATTCTGGGGCTGTATGAAATCACGAATGACCTCAAACCGTGGAAAGCCATGCTGAAGAAGTATGGCACACCCTATGTTGGCGGCGAGTTCTGCACTGACCGGATGAAGTTAGGGCCATTCAAAAAATACTGCGATGAGCACATTGGAAAGAAAGCGTATCACACATGGATTGGTATTCGGGCAGATGAACCCAAGCGGATAAAACGCAAGGAACGCACCAGCTATCTGGCGGATATTTCTGATATTGATAAGTTCGACATTATTGACTGGTGGAGCCGTCAGCCTTTCGATTTACAGATACCAGAGCATCTTGGTAACTGCTGTTTTTGCATTAAGAAGAGCATTCAGAAAATTGCGCTGGCTGCCAAAGATGAACCGGAATTAGCCCGTCAGTTTTTGGATATTTTGGCCTCAAATGAAGTGCGAAAAATGGAAAATCGTAACGGAACTGACCTTGTTATGTACCGGGGTAAGAACTCATTCGACGGCATCATCCAAATGTTTTCTGATGATAGCCGGGATGAGCTGGCAGCCCGTATGCCATCGCAAAAACAATACATTCACGCCGCAATGCAAAGTGTGATGTGTGAATGCCAGCTAGCTCTATTTTAACCCAACCCTATCACTACGCTGCTATACCGCAGGAGGATTATTATGCATATCGAAACATCGGATGTCGCTAAAATACAGATCACGGATGTACCACGTCATGATCCTATTCATGTTTATCTGGAAGATTACGGTAATAAGATGGGCCGGATAACAATCTCTGAATATGGTAACTCATGGTCTGCATTCTGGCCTGCGATGGGCTGCTCGTTATCTGATTTTGTTCTCAAGGCTGATAACGGGTATCTCATTGGATATCTTGCTCCCGCGCTAAACACTGATAGTCCAAAATACAAAAGGATGGATTCTCGTTTAAATGCTGTGAAAGAAGCATTGAGGAGATTGCATGTATAGCAATTCAATTAGACATCAGTTTTTACACCTGTCACTTCGGCTGGTTTGATACTGATATATGTAAGAAAGCAGAGAGTATATGTAGGAGGTTTAGGTGAGAAATGACAAAATAGTATGCGCTAAACGTAAATGCAAGCATGTTCATTATGAAAACGATAGAGTTCCAATTTCAGATCCTGAATTTCCAGATTTTGCATTTATCCAAACTTGTCCAAAATGCGGAGCCGATAATTATTATATAATAGAAGAATCAGGAGAGAATAATAATGAAAAATGATGTAATTGAATTGGCGCGGGAAATAGAAACTTTGCAAGTTAAAGCAGCAATGGAGCTATCTAATTCTTGGATAATAGAGAGACTTTTACTAGCAAATGCAGCCGCACTCTGCTTGTTAGAAAAAGGAGATAAAGAGCAGGCTATAGCTTGGATGGAAGGCCTTTTTGATTGGACTGAGGAAGATTTATTATCTGAGGCAAAAAGTAATTCAGATGATTTAGATTGTTGGGTTAATAAACGTATGGAAAATGAAATAAGCACAACCAAAGCACTGGAAATCATTCGCTCAGAAATGCCTAACATTGAAGCAGTGAGAAATGCGCCAATGGAATCCAAAGAGATACTTCAATTCACCGCCGAAATAGAATTAACTGATTTCGTTCATATTGGCAATGATAAAACGATGGCAGTTGGAAAGATATTTAACGATAACTGCAACCGATTTAAAGATGGAACTCAGATAAGAACTTCATTAGTGCAAAATTCTGAAACTTACAAATCAGACGGATATATTAAAACCCAAAACTCAGTTTATAAGATACGTAACCCAAACAAATAACGAGAAATAATATGGCAGATTTTGGAGGTAGTAGTACTCCGAAGGAATTTAAAGATTTATGGCAAACTCCCCTCCCGTTATTTAAAGCACTCGACCTCGAATTTAAATTTACTCTTGATGTAGCAGCATCTGCTCAAAACTCACTGTGCGCACATTATCTCACGGAACGAGATAATGCATTGGAGTCTGACTGGGTGAGTCACGGTGCTATCTGGTGTAACCCGCCTTACTCCCATATTAGGCCGTGGGTAGAGAAAGCCGCTATCGAATGCCAAAAACAATTACAGCCCGTCGTGATGTTAGTTCCGTCCGATACCTCTGTGGGCTGGTTTAAGTTGGCATTGGAAACGGTTGATGAGGTCAGGTTAATAACGGGTGGAAGAGTCCAATTTATACCCGTAGAACAAAGAAAGAGAAATTCAAATACAAAAGGTTCCATGTTTTTAATTTGGCGACCTTTCATTACCCCTCGAAAATCAATAACCACTATTGATAAAGAATACCTATTCAATATAGGTAATAACGAAATAAGGAAAATAGAATGCAATCACCAAAAATAGCAATATCTATCCCCAGAACTACAGCAGAGAAAATTACTAATCCCGGTAGAGAAGTACCAGATGAAATATTAGCAGATTTTGTCACAGATCTCGTTGTAGAAGGATTACTGTCGATTAGCTTTCCTGAGTCAGAGGTGAACATCACCATCACCGATGACTAA